TGATCCTGTTCCAAATATAGGACTGCACCTCGGAGCGGACTGGGGCCTTTGCTATGACGACCAGACAGAGGTTCTAACGGAAGCTGGCTGGAAGTTCTTCAAAGATGTTGATGCTGTTTCAGACAAGGCAGCAACTAGGAATCCAGAAACAGGCGCTCTTGAATACACGCCAATCAATTTTAAGGTAGATCGCCCCTACAAGGGGAAGATGCTTCAGTGGGCAAATAGCACCATAAATTTCTGTGTGACACCAGAGCACAGGGTTCCATTTTCGTACAGAGAAACGCCAGATAAGGTTCACTTCAAAGAAGCACAGTGGTTGGCAGATAATATGACTGGCCACCACTACGTTGACCTCTGCGCAAAGTGGAATAAGTCCGCAGATTGCGGGGACTATGGCCCGCTAAACTGGCCCGCTGAATTATTCGCTGAGTTTATGGGCATATACCTTAGCGAGGGTTGTTGCGAAAAAGGAAGCCCAGCTTATAGAGTTACAATATCGCAGAAAGATCAGTGCCCAAAAATACAGGCTGTTTTGGATAAAACAGGGCTAAATTGGGTTTGGAAGGGCCGTGAATGGGTGGCATCGTGTCGCCCTCTCGCTGAGTACCTTCAACAATTTGGCTACGCACACGACAAGCATGTGCCTCTGTCCATTAGATCCATGTCTTCGGGGAACATTCTCCGGTTTATAGATATGTACACGCATGGTGATGGCCACATTCGTACAAGATCAAATGGGTCAGTTGAGCATACGATATACACGGTATCGAGCCGTATGGCTGCTGACATGCAAGAGCTTGCTCTCAAGGTTGGCTGGCACTCATCTGCTAACTGGGAAGAGCCGCAAACGTCGGTTATTGCTGAGAACGGCGTTGAGCGAGAAATAACGAATACGGGTGGGTATAGAGTTTGCTTTAAAAAGCGCGCCACTCGCGGCGAACTTTTGAAGGAAGCATACTCGGAGATAGATTACGACGGCAGGATATATTGCCTGAATGTTCCGTATCACACGCTCTTCGTTAGGCGTGGCGGTAAGGTGCATTGGAATGGGAATACCCCAGCAGGATTGATTGCCCAGCGCACGGCTAGTGGACAGATATTGATCCACCAAGAGATCGTTTGTGACGGCATTGGCGCGGTACGGTTTGCCGAGCAGATTAAGCGGGAGTTGGCTGAGAATTTTCCTGGGTTTCCGATTACGGGACTCTGGGGCGATCCGGCGGGAGCGCAGAAGGCACAGACGGATGAGAGTACCGTCTTCGCGATAATGAAGGCGGCGGGCCTTCCGTTTAGACCAGCCCCTGGTCAGAAGATTTCACTCCGCTTGGAAGCCGTTCGCGCGCCACTTACCAGGTTGGTTGATGGAAAGCCTGGGGTTTTGATTCATCGTCGCTGCACGATGCTCCGCGCGGCTCTATCAGGCAAGTATTGCTACAAGCGCATTCAGGTCACTGCTGAGCGCTATATGGATAAGCCTGACAAGAATGAATACAGCCACGTTGCGGATGCGATGACTTACCTTGCTCTTGGAATGGGCGAGGGCAAGGCGCTGATGCGTGGAAGTGATTCAGAGGCTATGCGCCCTGGAGTTTGGGTCAACAATCGGAAGCCAAGAGTTTTGAGGGCAAGGGGCTAGAGATGGTGAATCCGTATTCCCAAAAGACGGTGAAGAAGAAGGGGTTCGACGGGGTTGAGTATGATGTCCCCCAGCCAAGGACATTCAACTCGGTTCTGGCTGGCATGGCTGTTAGCCGGGCCATCCAGGATCAGGATTATGAGGCTATTGCTACAGGTCCGCTCTCCACTCGCCACTCTGCTCAGGTGGCTCTTAAGGAGGCTGGGTATGAGGACAAGTCTGCCACATCAGGGGCATCGACTGTAACGCCAGCCACAAAATCTTACGTCGGCACTCAGACTCGGGGTGCCATCCTTATGTCTGAGCAGGACCCGTCTGCTGTTGATGCAAAGAGCCTTGGCGGCTCAGGTTCAAGCTCTGGCGGTGGCTCATCCCAGCCTCTTGGGAATGTCGTGACGCCGGAGGACGAGTTCTTGCGCAGGTCTGGCCCGCTCCTGTTGAGGTAGTCACAATGAGCTTTGGTTCCTCTACTCCGTCTCCCCCCAAGCCTCAGCCCGTGACTCCTGTCCCGCAAGAGGATGATCCAAAGTCCCTTGAGGCGAGGAGGGTGGCTGCTGCTGCGGCTGCCCGCCAGGAGGGGGCCTCTGCCCATCTGTTGAGTGGAGAGAAGGGTATTGAGGAAGACCCTGATGTTTCCAAGAAGAAGCTTCTTGGAACAAGCTCTATGTCCACTGTTTAGGAGTCATAGATGGGATTTGGAAAAAAGAAATCTGACCCAACTCCGGCTCCTGTAAAGCCGCAGATTGTAGTGTCTCCTGGATCGGGCTCTGGATTGACTGATGGAGCGACGGCACAGCAGGCTCAGCGCGTAGAGACTGCAACACCCCAAACATCACTTCTCACTCAGAATGATGAGGATGATAAGCTCAAGAAGGGAATTGGCTAATGGGAATGGGAAAAAAGTCTGCGCCTAAGGCTCCGCCGCCTGCTCCTGTTGCTGCCCCGACAGTCGAAACAAAGACGACGGTTGATAGCCAGGCGGCAAAGAACGCTAACGCTCAGGCTCGGGTTGAGGAGAACCAGTCCGCTACCCTCCTGCAAACCAAGGACGATGAGCTTCTGAAGAAGCAGCAAGTGGGGGTCGCCTGATGGGTATGGGGGGAAGTAAGAAAAGCTCTGCTCCAAAGACTGGGGCAGATGGGCTGCCTAGACCATCGGTGACGAGTGCGGTTCCAACTGCTGGCAATCCAATCCCGCGTCAGTCAGTGGCGGTTCAAGAGAAGCTTTCAGAGCAAACCAAGTCCGCATCTCTTTTGCAGGATGAGGACGAGCTTATGAAGAAGGGCCTGGCCTAATGGCTATGGATGACGCCAAGCAAAAGGTCTTTGACCTTGCTTGTCGGCTCAAGGAAAACAGAGGTGAGTGGCTTACTCTCTTTGAAGAGCTGGCTCGCATGTACCTCCCGAACCGCGCTGGGTTTACCGGCGAGGTTAGTGAGGGTGATGAGCGCAATTGGGACATTTACACCTCAGCTCCTCGATTGGCGCGGCGCGGCCTTTCTACCGCCCTCTCCACGATGCTCCGCCCACCGGGACGGGAATGGTTCCGCGCCCGCGCGAAGGACGAGGTGCTGAATTACGATGAGGCGTCTCGTGCTTGGTTGGATGTTGCTACGCGGATTACCTATGCCGCAATCTATGACCCGGATGTAGATGCGGACAGATCACTGTCCGAAGCGGACGATGATCTTGTCACCTTTGGTACGGCGGTAATCCAGGTCCTCTGGGATCTTTCCAAGAGCAAGCTTCAGTTCAAGACGATACCGCTCAAGAACGCGGTGCTGATGACAAATGCTCAGGGCAAGGTTGACGGCATCGCCTACTTCCAGGAGCTTGAGCTACGTCAAATCTTAGATCTCTTCCCGGAAGAGAAGCTGACGCAGCAGATGCAGGATGCCCTTAAGAAGGGTGACCCGAAGTTCAGCCAAAAGTTTGAGATCCTTCACGTTGTCATTCCGAATGATGACTATCTGAGGTTTGGCAAGGGACCTAACCGCCTCCCTTACAAGAGCCTTTGGTTCTCTGTGAAGGACAAGGAGCTGCTGGACGAGGGTGGGTACTACTCCTTCCCGTACATCGTCCCGCGCTGGGATACGATGACGGGAGAGGTTTATGGCCGTTCTCCCGCGATGGTAGCACTAGCGGACGCTCGCCTAGCCAATGCCGTCAGCAAGACGATGATTGAGGCCGGTGAGAAGGCTCTTGATCCGCCGTTGGTTGCTCCCGCCGATATGATCCGTGGTGACGTGGAGTTGTTCGCTGGCGGCTTGACGCTCTACGATGCAAACGGCTTCCAATACCAAGGCGATCCAATTCGTCCGGTTCAGCTCGGAAAGATCCCTGACAAGATTTATGAGTTCCTGGGAGAGGTGGAGCGGCGCATTTATGCAGCCTTCTACCGCGACGTTCTGGAGCTTCCGAACACGGCTGAGAAGGATTTGACCGCGACTGAGATCAACGCGCGGATGGATCAGTACCTTAGACAGGCAGCGCCTGTCTTCTCCCGCATTGAGGCTCAGTACAACGCCCCTCTGATCAACCGCGTCTTTGAGCTTCTGGCCGCGAATACGATGTTCCCCGATGCTCCTCCCCAGCTCCAGGGACAGGAGATTAAGTTTGAATACGAGTCTCCGGTCAAGCAGGCCCGCGAGAAGGCCAAGGCCATTAAGATGTTGGAGGCCTTGCAGTCTGTGTTGCCGATGGCTGAGGCTGCCCCTCAGATCATCGATAACATCGATATGGACATCACGACCCGTATCATCTTGCAGAACTTTGGGTTCCCGCAGGAGGCGATGGCTCCCTTGGAGGCAATGCAGCAACAGCGTGCTGCCCGTGCCAAGGAAATGCAGATGGCCAAGATGGCTCAGATGGCTCAGATGGCCGGTCCTGCAATGGCACAGAGCATCACGGCTGCCGCGAAGGCCAAGGAGGCTGGTCTTGTTCCGCAAGATCAAGCCTTCCCGGATTCTGCTGCTGGCTTGATCCCGCCGCCCGGCGAGGCTCAAGAGATCCTTGATGCTGAGTTTGAGGACGCTGCGTGAAAGTAAGAGAGCGTGTTTCTGCTAACGCAGGTGTTCTTGGGGTTGTGGAGCGTTCCGCCCTCTACAAGTCCGTCTTCAATACGATTGAAGGCCAAAAGGTACTGGCGGATATTCTGAACCGTCTTTGCAATGTTGACGGTCCTTGCTTCACCGAAGCTCCCCTTGGGATTGCCTACAATACAGCTAGGCGAGACGTAGGTTTGGAGATAGCCCGCTTGGTGTGGCTGGAGGTCACTGAGGACAAAACTCCAGAGGTTGTTAAATGAGCGAAGTTGCTAATGGCAACGCTACGGGAAATTCTGCGCCGACAGGTAACGTTCAGTCACCTTCGCCCAGTGGCTATCAGGGTGGAGGTCAGAGTTCTGGCAATAACGGACCCTGGTACTCCTCCTTCACTTCCGGTCTGGAAGGACCCGACGCGGAAGGATTCACGTCCTACGCATCCCGTTACCAGGACCCTGCATCGTTTGCGAAGGCAGTTGCAAATCTCCGCCGCTCGCATGACTCGCGCATTCCGCTCCCAGGTCCCGATGCAGACGAGAATCAGTGGGGAGAGGTCTACGATAAGCTAGGCCGCCCCAAGAGCCCGGCTGAGTATCAGTTCAATCATCTTCAAGACGCTCCGCCGCTTGCGGACGTTGAAACGGAAGCTCGCGAGAACTTCCGTGGCGTAGCGCATCGTCTTGGTCTGACTCAGAAGCAGATCGATGGTCTGACTCAGTGGAATGATTCATTCCGTAAGACTCAATATGAGGCTTTCGAGAATGCCCCGAAGTTCTCTGCTGAGAAGACCAAGGAAATCCTCACGAAAAAGTATGGCCCTGATCGCGATAGGAATTTGAACGTCTATCGCAATACGGTGAAGCAATACATCGGGGAAGACCTTGAAGCCGCATCCAAGCTTCGTTTGGATGACGGCTCCTTTGTTTTGGATCATCCTGCGATTGTCGATGCGTTCATTCGCATTGGCCTTGAGCGTGCAGAGGACCAGCGTGGTGTTCCGATGCTCAGCGCTAGTGAGCGTGAGTCTACGCAGGCGAAGATTGCTGCTCTTGAGCAGGACGCAGCGAGGAACGGGATCTCTACGGCATCGGAGCCGTATTACTCCCAGCTTCGTTCCCTCTACGAAAAGCTTGAGGGCAAGAAAAAGATAGGGGCCAACACAGTCTTTAGTGGATGAGGTGACAAATTCCTCGGCTCATAGATTTAACTGGGTTGCGGGTGGGTCGGCTGACTGTTGTTAGCCGTGGACCAAATGATGGCAACAGCCCCCGATGGCACTGCCGCTGTGATTGCGGCAGTGAGCGTCTAATTTACGGTGGCCATTTGCGCCGCGCCAACCAGCAGTCATGTGGTTGCGCTCGTCGGGAGAAGAATACAAAGCACGGGTTGTCAAACAGGCACAGTGCCTACCAGGCCTGGGTCGCCATGATGGGCCGGTGCTACAATTCCCAAAGCAAGGCCTATGCAAATTATGGCGGGAGAGGGATTCGGGTTTGCGATCGGTGGCACGACCCGGTTCAGTTTTGCTCTGACATGGGACCAAGACCGAGCGCAGAGCATTCCATTGATCGCATTGACAACGACGGCAACTATGAGCCGGAAAATTGTCGTTGGGCAACGAAAAAGCAGCAAATGAACAATCGGCGCGTTTCAAGGAAGATCACTCACAACGGGCAAACGCGCACGGTTGCCAAATGGGCTGCGGATCTGGGCATTGGATGGCACATCATCGCCCAGAGAATAAGCAGAGGGTGGACCACTAAAGAGGCTATTGAGACGCCTGTTAGAAAGAAGAGGGACATATGCTTACAGAGCTTGCCTTGACTATTTGCCTTTTGGATGACGCTCAGAAGTGCCGGGAAGAGCACATGACTTTCTCGGATGTTTCGCTTCTGACGTGCTCCATCGCTGGGCAAGCTCAGGTCGCTCACTATATGGAGCGCAGGCCTCGTTGGTTCGTGAAGCGTTGGGCCTGCCAGCAGGCGGGGAAATACGCCAAGATTTAGCGGGAGTGCCCAATGGGCATCAAAAAGTTGCTGGGCATGGGTGATAAACCTGGCCCGACAGAGCTTCTGATCAGGGCAGCCGTGCTTCTGATCGTGAAGGAATTAAGAAAAACGGAGACACAAATTATGAGCACTCTTGACGATGTAAAAGCCAAGGTTGCCGAGCAGTCGAGCGTTGTGGCTTCTGCCGTAGCGTTTATCGATGGGCTGAAGGACAAGCTGGATGCAGCGGTTGCTGAATTGAAAGCTGGTGGCAGCCCAGAGAAGATCAAAGAAATCGTGGACGCTTTGGACGCTGACAAGAACAAACTTGCCGAAGCGATCAAGGAGAACACGATTGCGGAGATTGAACCTGCACCGGCCCCGGTTGAAGAGCCTGCCCCTGTTGTGGAGCCTGCACCGGCTCCGGTTGTTGAACCGGCACCGGAGCCCGCTCCCGAGCCTGTTCCTGCCCCGGCAGAGGACGCTCCCAAAACGGACCAGTGGGGCAACCCGCTTTAACGCTCCCGCAGGCCTACGCCACTAGCGTAGGTGCGCTGGTTGCGTAGGTACGCCATTCCCCATAGCAGGCAACTGCTGTGGGGTTTTTCTTGCCGGATACCCCGCAAGGCCCCGGCGCTTTCACTACTGGAATCACGTCAAAACGAAGCCCGGTGAAAGCCGAGCTGAGGCCCGCATTGCGGCACCCCTGACAGCAAAGCACTCACATACCGGACACCCTTTGTTCGACGCCTAGCCGCTCGAAAGAGCAATTCAACCGTCAATAGGAAAGGGAGTCTGAAATGACAGCTCCGACTATTGACCAAGCCTTTATTACGCAGTTCAACAAGGACCTCCACCTGACGTATCGTCAGATGGGATCTAAGCTGCGTGGCTTGGTCAGGACGGATGGCCAGGTGGTTGGCTCGTCCGTCAACTTCTACAAGCTCGGCACGTTGGCAGCCGGAACGAAAGCCCGCAACGGCGACATTCCGGTTCAAAATCCTGACCACTCAAAGGTCACCGCCAACATGGCCGATTGGTACATCCACATGCTGGTAGATCAGCTTGATCTCACCAAGCTAGAAGTGGATGTCCGCAAGGGTTACGTTGATGCTGGCGCTTCTGCGTTTGGCATCAAGACTGACCAGATCATCATCGGCGCTCTAGAGTCCGGTGCGACGGTCAACTTCGGTGGCTACACCGGCAACCTGACGCGGAACAACTGCCTCACGGCTGTTCAGAAGCTCAATGAGGCCTTCGTCCCTGATGATGGCAAGCGCTTTGCCCTCGTCTCGGCTGCGGCCTGGTCGCATCTGATGGCGATCGATCAGTTCGTTCGCTCGGACTACGTTGGTCCCGATCTGCCCTTCAAGCAAATGGGCATCGAGGCTCGTACGTGGCTGGGCGTTCACTGGATGACGCATCAGTATCTGCCGGGCGTCGGCACCTCAAACGCCAAGTACTACATGTTCCATTCCTCTGCGATTGGTCACGGCATCAACGCTGATGTCTCGACCCAGTGGCAGTGGAAGAACGAAAAGTGGGCTTGGTCGATGGCCGGTGCAATGTCCATGGGCGCTGTGGTTATCGATACGAACGGCATCGTTGAGATGCGGTTCAACGATACCGCAACGCTGCCATAAGGGAGGGATAGCACATGCCGTATAACAGCAACTATCTGTCCTGCGTTACTCCTCATGGCGGTCTTTCGGGATCAAATCTGTGGTTCTACACGACCACGGATAACGCCGCTACCATTGCTGGTGCTGGCTACTTCTCCGATGGCATCGCCAAGGGTATGGGAGTGAATGACGTAGTGATCGTGACTCAGGTCACGGCGCTGCCCAACACGACGCCGACCGGCATCTCGGTCTACGTGGTTTCCGCCGTCACTGCGACGGCTGCCACCGTGATCAAGACGGGCACGGCATAACCGCTCAACAGGCCCCTGGGATTCTCCTGGGGGCCTGTTGGCATATCTGGAGACTCAAATGGTCGCGGCACGGCAGCATTGGCTGCACTCTTGGAATATCGATACCCAGCGCGGGCGGCACGACTACGACTGCCCCGAACACAAGATCGAAGAAATGATGCACGCCAGATATTTTGGCGCGATCCACCAGTGCTTTAAGCGCGGTGACTACGTTTACGTGACGGACGCAGAACAGAAGCTCTGCACGTTCCTGATTGAGGACGTGGATGCTGAGAACCGTCAGGTTCGCTTCTCTGTCCTTGAGAAGTTTGAGGCGAAACTTGTCACTGCTGATTCCGATGAGAGGGACAGCGGAATGGCGATCAAGTGGAAGGGGCCGCGAGGCGGCTTGTTTTGCATCGTGGACAAAGAGGGCAATGTCCTGAAGTCAGAGCTCCGCAACAAGGTAGAGGCGGAGCGTGCAATGGCTGAGCTGATTGGAAAGCTTGAGGCAGCTTAATGTCAGGTCGGACAAAGACGACGGTATCCAATCTTGCCCTCCGCGAGATTGGAACATACCGGATTGATGACTACGATGAGGACAGCGCCGAGGCAGAGGTCATCCGTGATGTATGGGATGATACTGTCCGATCTTGCCTTGGTAGGCATGAGTGGCGCTTTGCTATGAAGCAGGTTCAGCTTCAGAAAAGCCCGACTCCTCCATCAGCCCGGTATGAATATCAGTACAGGTTGCCGTCTGATTATGTTCGCCTGAGCGCTGTTTCAGACAGAGATACAATGGAGCCCATTACGGATTGGGACGTTGTTTATACTGACAACGCCCCCACTCCGACTGTCATTACAAATGCAGATGCTTGTTATATTGAGTACGTAGCTTTGCTAGAAGACCCTGAGACGTGGGCTCCACATTTTGTAGATTACTTTGTTGCGGTCTTGGCGTCTAAGATCGCCTCCCCTTTGAAAAGCACAGTAGAGCGTAGCCGTCTTGTGGATTATGCGGAGAGGTCTGCTCTTCCAATGGCTCGCTCTGCCGACTCGACCATGCAGCCGCCTAAGCGGCCTCCGCTCGGGAACTGGATTAAAGCAATGAAGATGGGTGGCTGATGGGAGCCATAAACGCGCCCATAATTACATTTACTGGCGGGGTTATTGGTCCTCTCCTGCATAATCGCGTAGACATTCAGAGCTACCCAACCGCTGCCGAAGAGCAATTGAATTGCTGGCCGTACGCGCAGGGACCACTAGATCGTAGACCGCCCCTAAAGTTCATTGATGAGTTTGTTAATTCGTCTCAAAAGGGGAAGCTTATCCCGTTCGTCTTCTCTGTTGACCAGAGCTATATTGTTCTTGCGACAGAGAGCGGGTTTGAGTTCTTTACTCAAGACGGGAAAATAGAGATTGATAACATTTCAACGCAGACTGCGGACTCGTCTTTTACAGAAAACCCGACAGTTGATTTAACGCAGATTGCGAACATCTGGGCCTCTTCAACTGGTGGAACTGGGTCAATTGCGGCTCTCAGGGATGGAAATCCAGCGACGTGGTGGGAGAGCACGGCTGATGATACTCAATGGATTGCTTTTGACTTTGGTTCGCCAAGACTTCTGAGGCAGGTTCGTATCTCTTCAGGAACGATAGAGTTTGACAGGTGCCCAAATGTAGTCCGTGTGGAAGTTAGCACGAATGGTGCATTCACTGGCGAACAGGTCACGGTTTACGGCCCAGTAAGCATTGGCAACTTTGCTGCTCTTGAAACAAAGATTATAAGTTTTTCAAATGCGACGACTGCAAGGTACGCGCGCATTGTTATGACTGGAAAGCAGGAGGCATTTGGCGGAGCCAACGAGTATAGAATAGCCGGTATCCAGCTATACGATACAAGGTGGTGGGATATAAGCAAAGGTGCCGCATCGTCATTGATCTCAAACGGCAACCTTTACCTAGATAGCGACGGGGCGAATGAGTCTGCTGTTTTGCAGGAAATTAGCACTTCCAGTCCTAACTCCTACCACGTTATTAAGATAAAGGTGTTTCACGGACCTATAAATGTTGATGTTGGGACAACAGACACAAATAATGATCTTGCGAGTGTGACCGGACTCAATACCGGGACACACTACATCACCGTTACGCCAAACCAGTCAAACTTCTTCATCAAGCTGTATCACGACGACAATGCTGGCCGCATTGTTGAGTCTTGCGAGATTGTCACCGGGACGACCAGGTTGCTCGTTGAGCACCCATACTTGGAAGAAGATCTTCCCTACTTGCACTTCCAGCAAATTGGCGATGTGCTGTATATAGCTAATGGGGAATACTGGACGCGGAAGCTTGTTCGCCGTGGTCATCGTTCGTGGAGTGTTGAGCGGTTCTTGCCAAATGATGGTCCATTTGGGACGCAAAACGCAGATACTATGACCTTGGCTCCGTCTGCTACGAGCGGGCAGATTATACTCACATCCTCAAAGCCGTACTTTGACGCCCAAGATGATGAGGATTGTTTGTTTGAGATAACCGGAGCTGGGCAGGCATCAGAGCTTACGGCGAACGCTGGCGATAAATATACGTCTGGGATCAAGGTGTACGGCGTTGCTGATGCCCAGCGAACATTCCAAGTCGAGATCACCGGGTCATTTATTGGGACGATCAGGCTCCAGCGAAGCTCTGGGAATGAGAACAACTATACAGACTTCCGGTCCTACACTTCCCCAGTCGTGGAGGCTATAGACGACAACCTTGATAACCAGGTGTGGTTCTATCGCCTTGCCATAAAGCCAGGAGAGTTCACGTCTGGGACTGTGAATCTCAGAATCTGGTTTGCTGGTGGCTCAACCACGGGGCGGTGCCGAGTTATATCTGTCACGTCCCCAACGACAGCTATCGCAGAGGTTCTTTCTGAGTTCTCGAATACGTCTCCGTCAACGACTTGGAAGCGGGGGGAGTGGAGCAAGAAAGACGGCTTTCCTGTCTCCGTTACCAGAGGCTTTGGCCGCTTATGGCTTGGCCGTGGCATTAAGTTGTGGGGTTCAAAGTCAGATAATTTCGCCTCGTTTGAGGCCGGTGCTGAGGCAGACAATGCCATCTCGTTTACGCTGGCCGCGCCATCTAGCGATGCAATTCGCTCTTTAGCCTTTCTCCAGCATCTATTCATAGGCACGGCGACAACTGAGAGCATTGGCCTTGGCAATACTCAGTCAGAGCCCGTAGGCCCGTCTAACTTCCAGATCATTCAATCGAGTGAAGAGGGGGTTGCCAAGATCATGCCGGTGACGGTTGCTGGGTCCGTTCTGTACCCGCATCGCAACCTAAGCAAGTTGATGCAGTTTACGCAAAATCCAAAGGCTCTTTCTGAAACATCTTACATCTCTGTGGACCTTAACCGCCTTAGCCCGGATCTTCTAAAGTCAAAGATTACATCCATTGGCGTCCAGAGCGAGCCAGAGCGGCGTAATTACCTTGTCATGGGTGATGGCTCAGTGATGGCGCTCCTTTTCCGAAGAGAAGAGGATGTTGTTGCGTGGTCTATGCTGAGGACTGATGGGCGCTTTGAGGACATACAGGTTATTTCTCAAAGTGACCAAGACGCAGTTTACGCCATTGTAAGGCGTAAGATTGGCGGCGTGTGGAAGCGCTATATCGAGCGTTTTGGCAGGGAAGATCCGCTTGTTGATGAAGAGCGGTTCCACCTTGATAGCTACCTTAGCTACGAGCTTCAGCGGCCAAACGCGGTCGCGGAGCCGGATGCCACATCAGGCACGATTACGGTCACGACGGATAGCGCGGCGTTTGATCTTGGCGATGTTGGGTCTGTCATTTGGATTAATGGTGGCCGTGGCCAGATCACAAGCTACACCTCCCCGACAGAGGTTGAGGTTGAGGTGTGGTCTGACCTTGAAAATACGGATACGGCGGCTCCTGGCCTTTGGGGGTTCAATCCTGAGTTCTCAACTGTAGCTGGCCTTGGCCACCTTGAGGGCAAGACGGTCAGTCTCTACGGGGATCGGTTAGACCTTGGCACTGCCGTTGTCTCTGGCGGAAGCGTATCGCTTCCAAAGGCGTGCAGCATTATCCACGTCGGTCTTCCCTATGAGAGCAGGTTCAAATCTCTAAAGCTGAGTTATGGCGCTCAGAAAGGCACAGCCTTGAACATGCCTAAGGCAGTTAAGAACATTGGCTTCCTTCTTTTCAAGGCTGGTACACACGGGATTTACTTTGGCCACTCGTTCAAGAATATGAAGCCGCTTATCCTAAAAAGCGGAAATACGCCGGTTGGGGAGCCGGATAGGTTATTCACTGGAGAGAAATTCGAGGCCTTTGATGCTCGTTACAACGAGGACGCGCGCATTTGCATCAAGTGGACGGGCTGCGCTCCTGGGGCCATTGCAGGAATCATCGCCGCCATCGACGAACACGACAGATGAGAAGGATAGCTGGCAGGCTAAGATGGCTAAGGCGGGCCATCAATTCATACCTATACAGCCGTCCCACATATCACTCTTCGCCGTATCCCATAACTGCGAGGAGCCAAAATTTGAGGATGTATTCGGATATAGCTTGGTGGATCGCCACTACCTGCCGCTCGCGTGCGCTGGACTCTACTTCGAGCCGGAAGGAACGGTAACGATCTTTGCCCATCTTGGGCCTTGGATGAGAATTTATAGCGTCCCTATCCTTAGGCTGACGAGGAATGTCTTCCAAACAGCGAGAGACATAGGTGTAAAGGAGTGCTTTTGCATAGCGGAGGAGTCTGTCGGCCCAAAGGCTCGGTCAACAATTGAATACTTTGGTGGGGAGTATACGGGGAAGGACAGTGAGTTTGGTCCTATCTACAAACTCGATTTGACCAAGTGTAAGTTGTGAGGCTTCTGTGCTTTCATTTGAAGAAGCCCATCGTCTTTGGTTCTACGACGAAGAAACTGGGATTTTTACGTGGAAGACCCCTCCTATTGCGACGGTGAAGGTAGGCGACAGGGCGGATCACCCGTGGGGCGTAAGAGCCCGCCGTGTAATGTCCAAGGGCAAGAAGTATTTTGCTCATAGAGTTGCTTGGCTAATGGTCCACGGAGAATGGCCAAATGCCCCCATCGATCACATAGATTGCAACGCAAGCAATAATGCTCTGAATAATCTTAGGCTTTGTACGCCAGCACAAAATTCCTGGAACAGGGCTGCCTCAGCAAACAACAAGACAAGTGGAAGAAAGGGTGTTTGCTACGACAGGTTTTCTAATAGGTGGGCTGCTTACATGAACGCCCACGGCAAGAGGGTACTTAAAAGATCATTCAAAACAAGAGAAGAGGCTGAGGCTGCCCATGCAGAGGCAGCTCGAAAGCATCACGGGCAGTTCGCTAGGTTCTAGTCCAACTGGAGGGGAACTATGACGACGCAAGAGAAAACGAATGTTGTTCCGATCAGGGCAAACATCGTGATCGAAAAAGAAAAGGATAATGAGCCTACTGTGAATGACATTCTTGATGACGCCAAGAAGCGTGAGCTTACGGATTGCATCATCATTGGAAGAACCAAGGATGAGATGCTGTATTTCTCAACAACGGTAAATGAGTTTGAGTTTGTCTGGTTTTGCGAGCGGGCAAAGCAGGCGGTGATGGGGGACGAGTAGATGGCATTCGCTGCTGCGATAGGCCCGATCATTGGAGGTATTGCCTCCATAGCGGGGGCAATGATTTCAGCCCGCGCGATGCAGCAGCAGGCCGATGCCCAGGAGGAGATTGCTGAGTACAACGCCGCCCGTGAGCGTGAGAAGGCTGCCCTTGCTCAGGCTAAGGGCGCTCTAGAGTCCAGCAAGAAGGGCAAGGAGTATGACCGCGCCTCGGCACAAGCCCGTGCGGTGCAAGCCCAATCTGGCGTCTCCACGACGGAAGGCACGCCTCTTCTCCAGCAGGAAGACTTTGCTGCTCAGAAGTTTTGGGACCAAAATATCATAATGAGCGACGCAATTATCGAACAAAGGGACCGATTAAACAAAGCTGAAATCACAAAATACGAAGGTGCCGTCCAGGCTCAAGCTTCAAGAGCGCAAGCGACGGCCTCCTTAATAGGAGGGGTGGCGAGCGGTGTTAAGGGACTGGCGTCGGCGTTCGGATGACATACGAAGAGGCTAACCGCCTATGGCGGTACGATCCAACAACCGGCTTCCTGCATTGGAAGATCAAGCCGTACAAGAGCCGCCAAAATCCGGGTGACAGGGCTGATAGCTCTATAAAGAGATACCGAGTCACACACTACAAGGGCGTGAATTATCTAGCTCATAGAGTTGCTTGGCTTCTCACTTACGGTGACTGGCCGGAAAAGAACATAGACCACATCGACAACGATGGTCACAACAACAAGATCGAGAATCTTAGGCTTTGTGAAAGATGGCAAAATTCCGCGAATAGGCGGAAACCGTCCAACAATAGTTCTGGGTTCAAGGGAGTGAGTTGGGTGGCCAGAAAGGGGCGTTGGAGGGCATCTCTTATGGTGAATGGAAAGTCGGTTTTCCAGAGAACATTCAAGACACCAGAAGAGGCTTACGACGCATATTGCCGAGAGGCTGCTAAGCATCATGGCCACTTTGCGAGGGTCGCTTAATGGCGCGTGTTCCACAGGCACAAGATATTGGCGTCTCCTCGTTCAACGTCGGCTCGGCAGCCCAGATTGACATTGGCGTAGCCAAGGAGATTGGCCGCGCTGGGAGCGCCATTGGAGACGCAGTGGCGGCTCTTGGCGGAGCTTTTGGGGAGCTGGCTGGCCGCGTTCAGGCGACAGAGCAAGCTGGTGCGTACTCAGGTCTGATGAATGACCTGTACGATGCGGACGCCAGGATTGAGACTGACGCGATTAAGAACGATGCCCCTGATGGCTCCAATTGGGATAATGCCGGAACACAGTTTGGAGCGTATTCTAAGGAGTGGCAGAACGACCCTCGTTGGGGGATGCTGACCCCAAAACAAAAGGCTCAGGCTGAGAACGCTTATCGTGATTTGAGCCGGAATAGGGTCATTGGCCCAAGCAGCTACCTTGAGCGTTCTCGCAAAGCCAAGGTTGGGTTCCAGATCGGGAAGATTGGAGAGACTGCGGCCACCTCTATGGGCCGTCTCTCCCTTGATGACCCTCGCAACCAAGACATCCCACCTCAGGTCTACGGTTCCCGCGTAGACGCAGAGCGTGATCTTGTGTTCAGCCGCATCGATGCGATGACGGGCACGGTCTTTAATCAGACTGAGGCTGAGGCGCTAAAGGAGCAGTACAAAGCTCAGTTCGTGCAGCGTAAGGCAGAGTTCCTTATGCGCAGCCCTGAGGGCGCACAGAACTTTATTGATGAGTACAACAAGCTCCCGAAGGAAAAGCTTCAAAAGCCGTCTTACCTTGGAGCCCCTGATAGCAAGGTAGATACGGGAGTCTCCGCCGGTCCTGATGCCCCTGACTACAGAGGTCGGAAAGGCCCAGCCTCTATCCGCTACAACAACCCTGGTGCGATGTGGCCAGGGCCTAGCTCTAAGAAGTTTGGTGCTGTTGGCCACGTAAATCTCAAGGATGGCCAAGGCAATAAGATTGCGGTGTTTCCTACTGCCGTTCATGGGGCGGCAGCTCAGTTTGATTTGCTGAGCAGAAAATATACCGGGAAAACGCTGCGTTCTGCCATCTCCACATGGAGCGGTGGCAACTCTGTAGGAACCTACCTCAAGGTTCTTGAGCGTGAGATTGGCATCTCCGCGAATACCAAGCTCACAAAGGAGATGATTGCCGACCCTCGCATAGCCATTCCCTTGGCCAAGGCGATGGGTGTCCAGGAAGCGGGCAAGCCGTTCCCCATGAGCGACAAGGGATGGGCTAACGCCCATGCCATGTTTCTTGGGAAGTCCCCTGAGATAGTCCCCTCAACGTCAGGGGAGATCCAGGTTGCGGACGCAGAGGGCAGGACCGTACCCTCTGGCATGATGAAGCTTGGCGCTGAAGAGGTTGAGGTTGCCAAGGAAGTTTCTGACAGTGTTGGCCTTGACGTTGGCCGCTTTGCCACGCTCCCGCCAGATACGAAGCTCTCTGAAGCTGGCCTTACCCCTGAAGAAGTCTCCGCTCTTGAGTCCCGCTTCCCTGGCGTTGACATTGGTGAGGTTACGGTAGGAGAGGCGGCGGAGCTTGTTGAGGAGACAGGCTTCAAGCCAGACATGGGCGGTGGCTCTGCCCCGTCTATGAACGATGCTCCCAAGGAGGAGCAAGAGGCTGAGGAGCAGCCAGACCTAGAGGAGCGTCTTGTCTCTGGCGCTGAGATGCGCGTCAAGGTTGGGAACGGGCATATGACGTTCTCTGCTGACGAGATGAAGTATTTCACTCCTAAAATGATGAAGCAGATTGAGAGGGATTTTCGCGCACGCCAGGCTCTTGCCAAGAAGCAAAATCAAGTCTTGGCAGACGAGATGATGAAGGCCCAGATCAATAGCTGGGAACAAGAGAACAAGCCGGTTGATCCTAAGTTCATCAACCAAAAGGTCATTGATGCGGCCTATCCGCCGGGAACGCCTAAGCGTGCTGCCTACGATAGGAAGGTGGCTGTTCTTGAATCGACGGCAAAAATCTTTTCAACTGCTGGAGACAAGAGCACAGAGGAGTTGATGTATGAGGTTGAGGCTCTTGAGCCAAAGCAATCCAGCTTCTCGACTCCTGATGAGTACAACGCCGCTGTAGCTGCTTATCGGTCTGCTGATCGGAAACTACAAAAGACATTGTATCTTCGTGACAATGACCCGGCTGCGGCTGTTGAGTCATCTACTCTGGTGCAGAACGTCCTCTCCAAGTTTGAGGGCGGAAAGCCAAAGAGCCAGGCCGAGAAGAAGATGCTTATCGATGCTCGGATGCTGGCCCAGCGCCAGATAGGAATCCCTGAGGATCGCCGCTCCCCCATTACAGACAAGGAAGCAAAGTTCTACGCAACCAAGTTGAGGGACGTTCCTGAGGAGGGCGTTCCCGCTCGGATTGAGGAGTTGGCGGAGTCGGTCAAGAAAAACTACGGCGCAGAATACACAGGCCTTGTTGTTCGCTCAGTCATCAAGGAGTTTGTCAGGTCTGGAGCGCAGCGTGAGGAAATGGTTAGCTTTGCGCAAAAGCTTGTCACCTCACGCGACATTGGACCGATGGAGTATGAGGATATTGAGCGATACCAAGAGCAAACTGCAAAGCGCATTACCAACCTTATGAACTGGGGCCGCATTCAGGCGGCCCGCAATCAAAAGCCGTGGCGTCAATCTCGGCCTGAGGAGTCCTCCCCGACATTCATGGGCTCCTTGCGGGCTTTTGGTGATGTCGCGAGGGGCGCACTGAGTCCTTCTGAGTCAAAGCCCAAGATCACAAAAGATGACATAGCTTCTCTGAAATCCAGCAGGGATGTAACTGGGTTTGCCAAGAGGTTTGGCATTACAGAGGCCGATGCACTTCGCTATTTGCTGGAGACAAAGCGCTAATTGGACAAGAAATTCCAGACTGAGATTGCACCTGGCGAGCCTTCCTTTGAGGAAGAGGCGGTACTGCCACCGATTGAAGTTCCAAACACGGAGGAGCCTGAGCCTGCATCAGAGCTTGGCCAAAGTGAGTTTGGCGTAGGTGATGCTCTTCCTCCCGGCCTTACCGTTGATGAGCAAGCCTCCCCCAGCGATATTTTCATTGATGAGGGCGAGGAAGCCCTTAGGCAGGAGCAAGGTCTGGAGGCCTTGAAGGGCCTAGTGATCTTAGAGGATCGCAGCCGGAAGCTGCGCGAGACTGGCAAGACGCTTGGCAGCATTCTGGATAAAGCCGCTCGTGACCCAGGCCTAAAGCCGATTGTCCCCTTAGATGTTCTGGAGGAGTCGTTCCCAGACCAGAACGTGATGCAGCAAAGGTTGGCTCCGACAGAGGAGCAGCGTCAGAAGTTTGCGCTTGAGTCTGTTGGCATGGGCCACTGGGCTCGTGCTTGGGGCAATCACCTCATTATGGAGGGCAAGGGCCTCAAGGCTAAGGGCCAAGAGGCATTTGGGGAATCTCTGATTCAGCAGGGCCAGTGGTACGTCGCCAACGCCCCCAAGAGGGACGTGGAGCTTTTTGCTGAGATTGATTCTGTCAGTAAGGGCTTCCAATGGGGTGCTGAATCCGCTGAGGAGGGCGCGGCATCCTCTTTGCCTTACCTTGCGATGGGTGCTGTTGCTAAAGCTCTCAGCCTTGGCGCAACCCTCCCTATGGTTGTTGCGGGCCAAAACTCTGGATCTGGTCAGGTTGTCCTCTCTTTGGAGGAGATGCGGGACGAGTTCGACCGCTTGGCTTTTGAGGCTGAGGACGCGGGCCAAGGCAAGATGGCCCAATACTACAAGTATCAGGCCAAGAACATGGACCCTGGTAATCACCAAGCCCTGGTTCAGTCCTTTGGCGTTGTTGTTAGCGGCTTGAATGTCGCTACAGAAAGGGTGGCTATTTTCAACTCAGCCCCCAAGCATTTGGTGGATGAGGCAAAGAAGATCCTCATTCGCAGGGCTGTTAGCCACATGGCCCTGAAGGGCGCTGGCGGCGGCTTCATGGAAGGCGTCACAGAGGTTCTTGAAGACTTCAGCACTCAAGTCGCGGCTATGAACGCAATGGGCCTTGATGCGTGGGTTTCCATGCAGGCCTCCGCTGCGGATATGCTGAAGCTGAAGGATCATCCTACCAAGGCAGGCGTTCAGTATCGCGGCGCTACAGAGTCGTTCACCGCAGGTGCAGCCGCAGGCACGATGCTTGGTACGGGCGGCGCTGGGGTAGATGTTGCTCGCGTGGCACTGGCAGGCCGCAGGGGCTCCGCCACGGATGCTGGCGTTGGCGTAGATGGCCTCCCGACTGAGTTCCCCGCTCCGCTCCCCCCAGAGTTGATGCAGCCGCAGCAGCCCGCTGCCCCTGCCCAAGAGCCTGTCATTCTGGATGACGCTCAGTCCGCAAAGCTCAAAGAGTACCTTGCCAACCCTGCGAACCTCACCCGTCCCAAGGACTACAAGGCGATTGGGGAGGCGCTGGGGATACCGGAGGATAAGGTCCCCGCTGCCCTTGATAGCGCAGTAGAGGACGGGACTCTCCGCAAGGACAACCGTGGGATCTACCGCAGGAACAACGTAGAGCCCGCCAAGCCACTTATACCGGAAACTGGGGAGGCAGCCGGTGATCAGTTTATACTACCGGAGCCCGCCAGTGAGACGACGCAAGAGGCCCAACCGGAACTTGCCCAGTCAGAGGTGGTTCCTACTCCTGCCGGTGAGGTACAAGCTGGAGTGGCTGAGGCCCAGGCCGGGACAGATCAAGTATCCGTTGCCATTGACCCGGCCACTCAAATCCGTGAGATCGAGGGGCGTATAGAGTCCAAGCGCCAAGAGCTTGCTGATGTTCGCTCTGGCATCAAGGGGGCCTCCAAGGAAGAGCAGGCCCAGATCAAGGATCGCTCCGACTCCCTGCGCAAGGAGATCAAGGCCCTTCAAAAGGAACTGAAGGCTGTAGAGTCTGCCCCTGCCAGGGTGGCTCAGCCTCAGGAAACGGCTGCCCAGCCTACTCCACAGCAGGAACTAAAGGCGGCTCCCCAGCCTGAGTTCAAGCCTGAGGAGCGTAAGCAGGCGGAGGCGGCCACCCAGAAGGCTGCGGCTGAGTACCTTCCCGGCATTACGGAGCAAGAGGCCACACGTCTTAATGAGCTTGCCATTGACCAAGGCAAGTCTGTAGAGGATTCTCTTGAAAACCTATTCAAGGAATATGCGGAGAGCTTAGTCGGTGCCAACCCAGTTAACAACGCTACAGCGACGCCTCAACAATCTCCAGTACCTCAAGAGCGTGCGGGAGAAGGTGACAGACCCGCAGGCCAGGGAGAAGCTGATGCGGTACGAGAGGGCGATGCTCAGCCTGGCCAAGAAGGCACTGGCGGAGGAATCCTCGCCCGCCAAGATGTAATCCCGTTTGCCGTCTATAGGAACGAGCGTGCCCGCGCTGCCTTTAAGTTTGCAGAGAAGATTGAGCTTCGCCTGCGCGAGGCGTTGGGCCTTACAGAAGAGGCCAAGACCAAGCGGTTCATATCTAAAATTAAGCCCCTTACCAAGGACGGTAAGGCTATCCAGGTCAAGCTCTTTGACCGGACCCTTAAAGGTTTGTCCTCTACTGAGCAGGCGTTTGTTAGAGAGGCAGAGGGAGGTGGCAGCGGCCAACCCGTCTTTGCGTTTTATAACTACGACACAAGCACGATTGCGCTCTCTTTATATGCCGGGACAGAGGCCGGTGATACTATCAGGTCATTCCTTGCGCACGAAGTCGTCCATGCCTTGGTTGACATTGGCGTCATCACTCGGGCGGAAGTTAAGCTCCTTGCTAAAGAAGCAGAGAAGTTCTCCCCAAGAGCGCTGAAAGAGATTGAGCGGGCCTATAAGACCCTCTACCGCCGCGAGTCCCCAGCCAGACTTACAGAGCTGATTGAAGAGGAAAAGGCTGCCTTCCTTGTCCAGGTCAACATGGACAACAAGCTCAAGGCAGAGGAGAGCCTGATCCGTGACATCCTGGATCGCATCAAGGAATTTCTTGATGGACTTCGCGCTGCCTTCCGTGGAGAGGGAGATCAGGAAAAGATCACTTGGCTCGATGTTATCCAGACCCTGGTGGATACCAAGGTCGGCAGTGGGCAGGCTGGACCCTATGTCAATCAGGATGAACTGACTCGGGCGATCGAAAAGATCAGGGCGGATCTTGCAAAAGAGAAGCGCATCCCTGCTGCATCTGTTCTTAAGGCTATAGAGAAAGCCACGGACGAGCTTGCAGCCCAGCCTGCTCCAGTCGTCGGAACTAAGCGAGCAACCCTTTCTATCCCAGGCCTAAAGCGCCCCCTCTCTCCAGCAGAGGTGGCAGAGGCACGCCGCAAGGAACAGTCTGTCCTTGGCCCATTCCCGCCAAGCCCAGTCGTTGCGGATATGACGGGCCTTCCGCCGGTCGGTTTTCAAGCCGACATCCGGCACATCCTGAGCAAGCGCCAGGGCAAGGATGACGAGCGGTTTATGAAGATGCCGCAGTCGGAGCAGGAGGTTCGTGAGAACATCTCCCGCGTCCTGGAAGATCCTCACTTTGGCTACGTCTACAAGACGGGCAACATCACGCTCATCCATCGGACAGATGAGTTTGACTACGTGGTTGCTGTGAAGCCAAAGGTATCAGGGTATGCAGATGCTGGCGGACAGTACCTGGAAATCCCCACATCCTTTGTCCTCAAAAAGGGACAGATAGACCAAAGACTGATTGCGTCCTTGGAGGATGGCGGCCCTGAGAATTTATATTGGAGAAAGGGTGCGGCCGAGATTGACAGGTTGCTGTATATCGTTCGACAGGCCCGAGGCCAAGGCAGCAGCCCTTTCATTTCTCAAGCTATCACACAGCTCCAGAAAGAGCAACTGGCTCTCAAGGGCGTTAAGCCAAAGATCCTTGCCGCGCTTGCGCCGAGCCCAAACAATCCTAATCCCGTCAGGGGCCTCAACACCATCATCCGGGAGTTGGCGGATGGAATGGGCGTGGTGCTCAAGCAAGGGCACAGCAAGAAATGGGGATACAAGTCTAAGGTCGGTGTAATCCGGCAAAAGCAGTATTACGATTTTGCTGCTCTTTCCCAGAACCTTGTCCCGGTCATCAACCAGCGCTACGGCCAGGCCTACAGCGATCTCATTGCCAAGCACGCCACTGAGCTTGGAATGATGACCCAGACTTTGGACCCCGAGGTTGGGCACTACGAGTTCGTCCAGCTCTACCTCTCTGATCCGAATACTGCGATCCAGAAGGCTCCCAACTTCTACGAGGATTTTGAGGACTTCCTGGAAAGGAACAGGCCTAGCGACTTGCTGGCCATGCAGACGGCTCAGTACGCCTTCCAGGAATATCAAAAGGCTGATCCTGTCGCTGCTGTAGAGAGCATGATCACTCCTGCGGATGGCACGACGAACGTAGATAAGGTCAAGAAGCAGATTGCCCGTGATGGCGTCTATGAGACGCTGAAGAACGGGTTCCTGCTGGTCTACTCCAACGTCATCTCCCGCTCCTCGCCCAACAAGAGCTTGGTGCGCGGCATCCTGAATGCTGACTTGGAAGCTACCGGGGAAAAGCGCCAGCTTTTACCCTCACAAGATCCCGACAAGCTGTTCCGCATGATCCCCTACGCTCAGCAAGCGGGGACGATGGACATCAAGGAAGGCATTGAACTTCCCAACGGTCAGAAGATTAGCAAGGGCCTGCCTGAGATTTTGAGGACTGCGCTGGGGGATGATCGGACTGTGGCTGCCAGCCTGAAGGAAGGCAGCAAGTATTCCCACTTCCTGACCTACCTTGTCTCTCTCCGTGGCCGTCAGCTTTGGGACAAGTACGCGGCTGGTGAGCTAGAGCGCTCTCCCTGCGTCACCCCAAGGTCTGTGATGGATACTGCCATCCAGCAGCTTGAGGCCCAGTATCCTGAGTTTGTCCAGGCTCAAAAGGAGTTGAACAAGTTTACCCGTGGGATGCTGCGTCTCCGCCGTGAGATCGGGATGCTCACGGAGAAGGATTACCAGAACCTTTTGAAGGACAAATACTACGTCCCCTGGCAGCGCTCTTTTGATGAGGAGATTGCTGTTCTCTTTGACAAGACTTCCGGCATCAACTCAGCCAAGTTTGATCAGAGGTTCCGTGGCTCGAATAGAGACATCATTGATCCGTTTGTCTCCCTAACCAAGGCTGTCTACGCCACCCGGAATGCCCATGCCCAGAACCGCTGGGTCAAATCCCTGATCAATCTTGCGGAGAGCACGGGGCCGGTGGGCGGCAAGTTCGTGGAGAGGATTAGCGCTCAGCAGCTTAAGGCCATGAACGTCAGCATTGACGAGGCCATTACGGCTGTGGCCCGTGAGCAGGGGCTGAGCAAGCAGGATACCAATGACCTCTTGGTGGAGGTTGCTGCCGATCTAGGATCGGACGCAATTGCGACCTTGTTCCGCTCGTCCGTCATCAAGGCTGGCAACAAGCCGATTGCCTTCTTCATGGAAGATGGGAAGGTTCAGGCCGTCCAGATCAACGACGCTGGCACGGCTCAGATGCTCTTTGACTCCATCAACCTGATGAACAATGACGCAAGCAATTGGCTAATACAGGCATTCTCTCTAACAACGCAGATACAGCGCGCAACCATCGTCACCAGCATCCCCTACATCTTTGCCACCTCGATGCGAGACTTCGTGGCTGCTCCCAGCTACGAGCGCCGGATGGTTCCGTTCTTCTCTCAAGCCAGCGGAGCCCTCAAGATATTCCGGGGAGATCCACTCCTTGCTGAGTACGTTCGTGCCGGTGGCTTGATGGGTGGTCCCGTCTCCCACGGTATGGATCAGCGTAAGCTGGACGAGGGGATCGATAAGCTCGTGGCGCTGGGCTACGGCGTGGATAAGAGCACGTCTCTGTCAGACTTCTTTAGAAAATGGTCTACCAGACTAGAATACACGGAAACCTCAACCCGCATTAAGCTCTACGAGCACGCTAAGAACAGAGCGCTGAAGCAGGGCCTCTCGGAGATGGAAGCGCGGCTAGAGGCTGCGTTTTACGCCAACGATTATTCTGACTATGCCCTACATGGGATGCGGACGTATCCCATCCGCAAGATGATCGCCTTTTGGAACGCCTCTCTCCGTGGTGTGGAGCGGTTTGTCAAGACGGCCACCTCTCAGGGTGATTACGGCACGAACTACCGGATGATCAATCCGTATCTCAAATACAAGTTTGGTCAGTTTGAGGGATGGTCAAAGGGCACCGGCAACGTCAAGGGTCAGGCTCTTGTGGGCGCTGGGAAGATCACAAGGAACGAGATCAACCAGCTTGATCAAAGTGCGGCTGCCTTTTTCTACTGGGTCTTCTTTGTCGGCGGCATCTCCATGATGCTTTACAATATGTTTGGAGATGATGAGCGGTTGCGTGATGTGCCGGATGACATCAAGGCCACGCACTGGATCATCCCCACGGGCAAGATGCTCAACCTATTCCCCAAGGACTCCCTATTCACAGACATCCTAAAGTCTATGGGTTTAACGGAAGATACGATCAACCGCTGGCCCAAGCCCTTTGAGTCTGCCTGGCTTGCCAACTTGATTGAGCGTCTGTTGCACGAGCAGCAAAAGGAAGACCCGAACTGGTTTACCAGGTTCAAGCGGGACTTCTTTGATGCAACGCTGCCGCCTATGACGCCAACGTGGCTGAGCCTGTACAATATTCTTGGCAGCGGCATAGACCCCATGTCCAAGAAGCCTCTTCTTTCTCGTAGAGAGCAGGCGCTAGACCCCAAGGACCAGTACAAGCCTTACACCTCTGAGTTTGCAAAGTGGCTGGGCGAGAAGACGAATACCTCTCCCATTATGATCGATGCCTCGCTCAAGGCTCTAGGTACAACCTGGGCTCGTGACATTCTCACGCTCAACATCCCAGGCACGCCTTGGTACGACGATCGCAAGCCCATCCTTGGCACGGATGAGTACGTGATCATGCGGCGCTTTACGTGGGCTGCCGGTAAGGGCTCTGAGGCCAACCGCAATCTCAAGGAGATGATGGGTGAGGAGGACCCGGTTGGGGGTGTGTTCACCCGCCTCTCTGTCCCGTTCTCCCGTCTCGCCATGCGCTCCAAGACTTACGCGGAGCGGCTAAAGACATCCACTGCGGACTCGGTGAATAGATACCTGGCAGAGATGACCCCGCGAGAGCGGGGTTATTCAATTCTGATGGCTGGTTCTGCGGGCAGGGACTCAAAGCTGGAGAAGCTGGACCCGACGAATAGAGCCTATGAGATCGGCTCCAATGCCTACGCTCTCCAAAAGGAACTGACCAAGGGAACGCTTGTCCTGGACAAGGGCGGGAAGAAGGAAAGCCGCGTCCAGATTGATGCCCAGACGGAGGCCCGTGCCAAGAGCACGCTGATGCTGATCCAGGCTCAGGAGGCTCACAACGCTTTGGTCCTGACTGGAGAACCTGGCTACGCCAAGCGTGTCTTGATCGATGTGCAGCCTCTGTACGAGGAGCTGAAGCTGAGCGATCCGCAGATTTACGACGAGCTAAAGCGGAGGAACGAGAAGGCCAATGTTCTCCCGTTTGAAGGCATCAAGGCTGTGTGGCCTCAACTTCAAAGGCAATTGGAGAGTGATGAGGCATACAGGTTTGCGCAGGAGGGAAGGCCTGAGCAGGTCAAATCCCTGATTAGGGATCTGTGGTTCAAGGCCAAGTACCCTGCAACCAAGATGATGAAGCTTGGAGGCCCCAAGCTTCCAGATACGACTCTCTACGAGGATGGCTCACGCAATCCAAAGTTTGAGAAGTGGCCCGATCAGGACCGCATGGAACTGAACGAGGATGAGAGTGATGCAGCCGCGATGGCCGTCGATGAGAACTACGGGAAAAAGATGATCGTCAAACCTAAGCCGCAACCAAGGGAGCAGGGGATTTAATATATGACTGTTAGCTCTGTAAACTCTACTGTTACGTACACTGGCTCGGGTAACACCGGGCCATTTTCAATTCCATTCTATTTTGCCTCGACCTCTGAGCTAATTGTCACCAAGACAAGCTCTGCTGGTATTGAGACAACCCTTGCGAGCCCTGGTGACTATGCGGCCTCCGGGGCGGGCTCGGATACGGGGGCCATTACCCTTACCACTGCATTGCCGGTGGGAGAGACGCTTACGATAAGCCGGATGACCACCCGGACTCAGACGCTTGATCTTGTGCGGTCGTTTATTGATCCAGAGCGCATGGAGTCGGCCCTCGATCGCCTCGCGCGTTCTGGCATTGACTTGTGGCGCGAGGTTGGCCGGTCACTTCGCCTTTATGAGGACGATGTTTCTGGCTCTGGGGCGTGGGACGCAGAGAACAACAAGATCAGCAGGCTTACTCCTGGCGTGGCATCTACGGATGCTGCAACCAAGGGGCAAGTTGATAGCATTGCTGGATCGGCTGATGCAGCCGCTGCCAGCGCAGCCGCTGCTGCTGCAAGCGCAGCCGCCGCCGCCGCCTCGGCTGAGAGCATCGAAGATGTTATTTCTGGCTCCGTGGCTTCGTTTGAGGGCCGAACTGGTGTTGTCGTTTCCCAGGCTGGTGATTACACGGCGTCAGAGATTACCAACGTCCCCAGCGGGAATCTCTCCGCTGCCAACGTCCAGGCCGCTCTTAACGAATTGCAGGCCGATATTGATGGAAGGCAGCCCCTTGATGCTGAGCTGACCGCCCTTGCTGGACTTGTCTCATCTGCGAACAAGCTTGCCTACTACACTGGCTCCGGGACAGCAGCCCTAACCGACCTTACCGCTTTTGCAAGAAACTTGCTCGATGACGCAGATGCGGCAACAGCGAGAGCTACCCTTGGCCTTACGATAGGTACGAATGTTCAAGGTTGGGACACTGACCTTGACCACTACGCTGCCAATGTCAGCCCGTTTTTCAAAACGCTAATAGATGACGTGGACGCTGCTGCGGCACGCACGACACTCGGCCTTGGCACGGCGGCTACATCTGCCGCTTCCTCATTCCAAGCTGCGGACCCGACGCTTGCGGCTCTAGCCTCTTACAACACGAATGGGATACTGGCGCAGACGGCAGCCGATACGTTCGTTGGGCGCACGATCACGCCTGGCTCGGGCATCACGATCTCTAACGGTGATGGCGTTGCAGGAAACCCGTCCATTGCTATGGATATAAACGGGCTCCTTAACCGCACGAGCTGGGGGCCTGGCGATAAGATCCCGATCTATCAGGCTGGAGTTGGCATCAGAAAGATTGACTATGCCGACATTCCGGCGGGCGGTGGCGGGCTCTCTGCCGCTTATGCCAACGTCACAGACGGGACTAACTCTGCCGCTGCCGTGGCCTCTGACACTTTGAAGTTCAGAGTCGGGACGGGCCTAACCGTCACTGTTGGCAACAACGATCTGACGCACGGTGATAACGTCCTTTTCTCGCTGGATAGCAAGCTTTCCAACCTTGCTAGCGTGACGGGCGCTTCTGATACGCTTCCGTATATGACGGGGGCAAGCACATGGGGGACAACGGCCCTCTCTGGATTTGCCAGGACGCTCCTGGACGATACGGACTCCTCTGCTGCTCGTACGACTTTGGGCCTCAACATTGGCGTCAACGTACAGGCCTACGATGTAGAGCTTGCAGCTCTGTCTGGGCTTACGTCCGCTGCGAACAAGCTTCCATACTTTACTGGCTCTGGAACGGCAGCAACAACGGATCTATCTCCATTTGCTCGCGGGCTTCTTGATGACACGGATGTTGGGACGGCACGCACCACTCTGGAGCTTACGAATGCCCTTGTCTTTGACACAAGAGCCCTAGCCATAGCTGCAACAATTCCTGCTGATGTAGATTCGTTTAGGACCCTTGGTTATTCCGCTGTTGGGGATGGCGGAGGTGCCCGCTACATCCGATCAGCATCCGGCCCAGCGTCCACGTTTGGACGTTGGAGGTTCCAATCCGCAGATGGCGCATGGTGGCGACTGGATGAGCCAGAACCAGACGTGATGATGTTCGGGGCTCTTGGCGATGCCACGGATGGCGGAACGATCGGCACAGACGATAGCGAAGCATTTTCCGACGGCATCGAATATCTAAAAACCATCTACGGTGGTGGCACGTTACGCATCCACAAGCGCCACATCATTGACGACAGCTCGATAGACATTAAATCGGGTGTTCATCTGAAGGGCCAGCAGGCGCGGCCTGGATTGCTGGAGAATTTAACGGACAGCTACGACGACACACATAGCGTCATCTACATCAATCCAGCCCATAACTTGACGGTTCGGCCAACGTCGAGCGTTTCCAATTTGATTCTGATCCGAAAAGGGCTGATAACTCCCTATGCGAACGAAGCTGCGGCGATTGCCGACAAAGCGAATTTCTCTGGCACAGCTATTCTGGCTGTCGGCCAATGCCGAATAGAAAACATTCTCGCTTTAGGATTTGGGCGCGCGGTTGATACAGCAGTCGCTGGAGGCCGGTTTGATTTCGTCGGCGTGTGGTTTGATTGCACACATGGCATCAGAATAATTGGATCTGGTGACATCACGGTTTGCGACCGGTGCCACGGCATCCCGTTTTTGACAACGAATCGCGGTTACGCCGCATCAACAATGGTTCGGACGGGAATTGCCTTTGAGTCGAACCCGACCAATGATTGGGGGCAATATCGAAATTGCTTCTGCATCGGATGGTCAACTGGGTTTTATACGAATGGAACGGGAAGCGGCAGCTATACTTTTGTGAACTGTGGCGTTGACTGGTATCCGGGAGAGCCGGGCGCTGTGGTTGGCTTTTATGTCGGGGCGGCAGTTGGGGAGTCGGTGTTTTTAGGTTGCCAGACGATTATGCCAATCGCTTGGCATATCGAAAACGGCCTTTCGGCAGGCACTGGCGGGGTTACCAAGCTGATTGGCTGCACGAGTTGGGGGATGGTCACTGACCATGTTCGCGTCACTACGGGCCGCGCCATTGTCTCTGGGTGTTCTTTTCGTAACGGGACATATGGCGTGATTGCCGAAAGCACAGCGGGGCCGGTTACAGTCATCGGGTGCGAATTTGATACGGTCACGACTCCGACAAGCATTCATGCAACGCCGTTAGCCAATAGCCTTTTGTTTGGCAACACGCGTTTTGCTGGTTCGACCGACCCAACCACAAGGTTCAGATTAACGTCTGGCGGGGTAATCGCATGGGACGGATCAGATGTTAGCATTACGCACAGCGCGAATCTTCTATCATTTTCCGGTGCAAGCGTTGGCTATATTTTTGATTCTATGGTGCGAGCGGATAAAAGCGGTGATGTGCCGTTAATACGAACAAACCGCTTGGACGCTCACGGTGTCGCCGCAGTCGGTCGCCATGACTTTATTGGAAAAGATAGCGCATCTAATGATCATTCCTACGCTCAGATTGATGTTGTCTGCGATGACAACACAAACACGTCGGAGGACGGGCATATTCGATTTGCTGCGTCTCTTGCAGGCACTCTGACAAATGGCCTGTGGGTGTACGGTAACGGCGCTGTTGTCGCTCCAGAAGTGGCCACCCCTGCTGGGGGAACGACGGGGCGCGGTCTACGCTTTGGCACTACCGCCAACTTCGGTGTGTTCTTTGGCTCTGGCGCTCCGACCCTTTCGGCGGCGCAGGGATCTTTGTATCTCCGCTCGGATGGGTCATCGACTTCCACACGCCTCTACGTCAACACGAACGGCTCAACGGGCTGGGCGAACTTCACGTCATCCTCTTAAGGCGATCAGATGAAGGCAGATTCAGTTAAGCGCACTTACACAGTGCAACTAACCATCGATTATATGAAAGTAATTAGCGATGCTTTGGTGGAGTTGCCATTCAAAGTAGCGGCTCCTGTCCTTGAAGAACTCAATCGGCAAGTCTACGAGCAAAGTCGAGCTGTGGCCAATGCCGAAAAGGAAGAGGTTAGGAAAGAATGAAACCCATCACGATGCGGCAAGCCCATGCCGTTTTACGAGATATGGGCTTTTACAATATGGCTGAGTCCTACGCAGAGCGGGATGAAAAGCTTATGGCCAAGTGGAAAAAACCAGGCACCATCGTCAAGCGGGACGATGAGGATCTGGAGAGGTTGCGAAGGTATTTTGGTATCACGCCAGCGAACATAGACCTTCTGTTCAAGAAGGCATCAGAGAAACCAGGAGGCCCGCCCAGTGCGGGCCTTATTATTTCGGAGAAGGACATGGGTGATTCGGTAGAGCCTACCCCTAAATGGCTGACGCTTGCTCGGAGCTACCTTGGGACCAAGGAAGTTCCCGGCTTGGGAGCCTCTAAATCAAATCCAAAGATCAATGACTTTTTCAAGGATGCTGGCTTCCCTGGCATCTATGACGACACGAGCTGGTGTGCGGCCTTTGTCTCAGCAGTGATGAAGCGCTCGGGCTATCCCGTTCTGGCAGACCTGACTGCTCGTTCTGCCCGCCACTACGGCGTGCGACTGAAGAAGCCCAAGATCGGGTGCATCGTTGTCTTCTGGCGGGAGTCCCCCAATTCCTGGAAAGGCCACGTTGGCTTTGTCACTGGCATCAATCACGCCACGAAGACCTTGAAGGTTCTTGGTGGCAACCAGTCGGATGCGGTGACAGAATCCACGTACCCCATGAGCCGTGTGCTGGATTACCGTTGGCCGGTAGCTCCCACGATTAAGGCCCTCAAGAAATCAGGCTCAAGCGAAGCTAAGAAGTCCGAGGTAGCTAAGACAGTGGGCGTTGGCGTGACGGTTGTTGGCGTTGCCAATGAGGTAGCCAAGGACCCGTCCATCCTTCCTGAAATTGGATTGACTGAGATTGATGCAGTCAAGGCGATCGTGGATCGCTTGGCTGATTGGTTTCAGGTCCTTTCAACCAACAACGGCGTGCTCTTGATCGTTGTCGGTGTGGTGACTTGGTACATCGCGACAGAGTGGCAAAAGAACCGCATTGAGCGCGCCAAGCGCGGCTTCCCCATTTTGGAGGAAGACATCAAGGCGGACAAAGTTCTGATTGAGGAGCTTCATTCCGATGTTTGAATGGCTAAAACAAATCTTGGGGAATTGGGGGCTGGCAAAGGATGCCATGACCAACCCCGGTGAGACGGGCGGGGAGGTTGCTCAATCAATTATTGAGCGACTGAACCCCGCCCTGCAAAGGATCGTGGTTCTCATCCTGATTATCATCGCCCTGGTTATGGGTGCCAACATCGGGATTGATTACGAGCGCTCGCAGATGACCATCCAGGCCACGCCTCCGGCCAAGGAGTCGAGCGTAAACCCTAACCCGCCTCCGGCAGAAAACATCAAGGCAGTAGAGGTCTGGACCCCAGCCCTTGAACCCATCCTCCTGCCGGAGGCTAAGACACCCGTAAATTTTACTAAGCCCAGGCAGGCTGCCAAGCCTAGCCTGGGCGCTACACAGAAGGCCGTACAGACTAGGAAACGTCCGTCCGGTATAAGGCACTCACAAAAACTAAATCGGCCTGTACGCTCGTATACGGCACGGGAAAAGCTAAACCACTACAAGGTGTGGCAAGGACTACCTAAGCGTGAAATGACGACAAGTGGACCGGGGGGATACTGATGGTTGAGAAGTTGCAGTCCGTACTCAGTCAGGGCGTTCCGCTTGTGAACGCCATTCTGGTCGCGGTGTGGCTTGTCGGAACATCCATCACGCTGACCCTCCAATGGTCCACGGTTAAGAGCAGCATCGCTGCCTTGTCTGCCGAGTTGGTTGTGAGGGACGAGCGCCTAATGACCCGGCTCCAGTTTTTGGAGCGGGACACAATGGCAAAGAACCTGACTCGTTGGTCCCGCGATAATCACGAATTGTGGTGCGCCAAGACAGAGCAGGCGAATCCAAATTGGAAATGCGGCGCTATCCCAGAAATCCCCAGAGAATATCCAAAATCAGGCTCGCTTGAATGGTGGGGAGAAAGTAGAAAAGCGCCAGTCAGCCAAGACGGAGAATAGGATTGGTAGGGAAGACCGGTCTATCCGATAATGAGTTCATCCAACTTTGGAATGAATTTGGATCTGCCACGAAACTCGCAAAACATTTAGACCTTAATGTCAGGGGAGTTTTTCAGCGGCGGAGGAACATAGAGAAGAAAAAGGAACTGCACCTCAAGGCAGACACGCTATGGGGAGGGCAGGTCAAAAAGATCAATTACCGGCAGATCGTAGAGAATGTGGTTGGGCCGGTAGTTATATTCTCAGATATGCACGCATGGCCGGGGGATCGTTCCCCGGCCTTTTTTGCGTTGTTAGAGGTCATTAAGAAGATCAAGCCCAAGCTGATCATAAACAACGGGGATGCCTTTGATGGGGCTACCATCTCCCGCCATCCCCCAGCGGGCTACCTGGATCTTCCGTCAGTCGAGCAGGAGCTATCCTACTGCCAGGAACTCTTGAAGCAGGTTGAAAACGCAGCCCCTAAGGGCACCCCTCTTTTGTGGTGCGCTGGGAATCATGACAACAGGTTCACGGCCAGGCTTGCCCAGATGGCTCCTGAGTTTGCCAAGATTAAGGGCGTAGACTTGAGGGACCACTTTCCAAAGTGGACGTGGGGGTGGAGTGCGTGTCTAAACCCTGGGACAAGAGGAGAGACTTGGGTTAAACATCGCTGGCATAATGGTCAGCACGCAAGCTTCAATAATGTTCTTAAGAGTGGCGTTAATATAGTTACGGGCCACACCCATCAATTAAAGGCAACGCCTTTCACTGACTACAAGGGGCGCAGGTGGGGCGTAGAATGTGGCAGTTTGTCCCCGGTTGGGTTGGAAGCAGGCCACAAGTTTTCTTACGCTGAGGACTCTCCAAGCAATTCTTGCCAAGGATTTGTTGTGCTACATTACACCGATGACGGCAAACTGCTGCCACCTGAATTGGTCGAGACTATAGATGGCTCTGTTTATTGGAGAGGCGCAAAGATTTTTTAGCCGCTCGTTGGCGGCGGCGTTTTTCTCGTTCGCACAACCTAGGCTCGAAAGTAATCTTAGCCCAGAATCTATCGAGAAAGTCGCGGTCAAACATGGAAGAGAAAGTAGCTGAGAGTTACCTAAGAAGCAAATGTTGTGGCACTTGCTCCTACTGGTCCAAGCTCACCACGTTTGAGGGCGTCTGTACGTCGAGCGAGTGTCTGAGTGGAATGCTTGACGTGACGGAGATCCGCTACTGCTGCGCTGGGTATGAGCCAAGGGCGGAGTAAGCGGGGGTTATCCTTCCACTGTTTCAACGCGGTTATTCCAGCGCGCGACATTGCCGGACTGCCACCCAAACCCGACGCCGCATGACGTGCAACGGATCGTGAAGCACTCCATGTTCGCAGGCTTGGACAGGCTTAGCCAATCGCGGTTCGCCACGGCTTCGCCGCCACAAAATGGGCAGGGCCGCAAGTTCAAACCCGGCACTTTTTCGCGTTCCGCCATCGGGGGGCTCTCTTCCAAATTAGGTGGCCGTCTCTCCGGCCTGTCACGCCTTTTGCGGTCCGCATCAGGAAGCTCGACGTTCAACGCTCCTGTGTATTGTTTAGCACCTTGCGATTGACAAATCAACCGGGCCAACCCTACATTTCCACAAATGACGGTGGACAAGACAAAAACAGCATGGCTCTACCCCGGCGACAATCGGCACAAGGCCGAGTTTCGGGCGGCTGGTGCGCAGCATTTTATTGAGATCGGCGGCAAACACGAGACATGGCGGGACGCCGTGCGCTTGGTTCGCCCCGGCGATACGGTGTTCATATGGGTTCTGGTTCGCGTCCCCACGAGAAAGGGGCAAGACGAGCTACCGCCAGTCGCTCAGGTTCGGGAGGTTATTCGAGAAATCCACGACCGGGGCGGCGTGTTGATAGAGGTCTACACGGGGCGCAGAAGCAGCAAAGCAACGGATAAATCTGCTATGATTGCTGATGCGCAGCGGAGCCTCAAAACGGCGGGGCGGCGGTTGCTTCCTCCCGGTCACGCATCGCCGGGACGCAGGGAGCGCAAGTTCACTGCCGAGGAATGGGCTTTAGCGGAAACCATCTGGCGGGACGTGCATAAGTTCCCGTCTTGGGAGTTTGTGCAGCAGCATTTGCCGGAAGGGTTCACGACAGCACGGGCATTCAGGAAGTGGGGAGCGCGCGGCGCTGCCCCTAGGAAGCGATAGGAGCGAACAATGAGCACTTGCCCCGACTGTGGCCGCAAGAACGTGCAACACCCCGAAGGGCGCATAATGCGCTGTGGCCGCCGCGCGGTTGCTTTCGATGTCTCGGATGATTGGAAGGTTCGCATGTCAGAACAAGAGCTCTGCAAGAAAGCAGCCGAGCGGCGCGGATATACAGCCGAGCAATGGTCGATAGATGACGAGGCGGATCAAAACGGATGCAGGACATATAAAGACTTGGACGGCACCATTCACATAAAACCAAGTAAGACATAGGAGAGACAGATGGACGACATCACAGCGCAGAAGATCAAGCGAATTTACGGCCTGCTTTGGAACGCCAAGACAGATAGATCTACGTTTTCAGGCGTGGCCGTGTCTGAGGCGCGCAAGATCGCCTTGTCTATGATCGACAAGGACGGACAAGCTGACGGCATCCAATGGGCCAACCACGAAATTCCCAAGATGCTGGATGCCGTCACGATGTCAGAATAAGGAGGGGGGGGCATGTTGCGACCCATAAACACGGCGGAAGCTATCGCACTTGCTGGAGATCTCGCTGGCCTGACGGACCCCTCTGATCCAGAGGCGGTGCGAGTGCTGCGATTAGCAGTCCACTACCGCGAACGCATCGCAGAGTGGGAAAGATGGTTTGATGCGTTGGAGCGGTTTGAAGGTCCAGAACCGCCTGCGCGGCTGTAAGAAATAGGAGGGGCTATGAAGATCGAAACGGACGAGGACCACAAGGCTGCCTTGGCCCGCATCGACGCGCTCATGAGCGCGGAAGCCGGAACGCCAGAAGCGGATGAATTGAGCACACTGGCCGACGCAGTGCAGTTATACGAAGAGGTGCGCTTTCCGATTGCCCCGCCGACAGCCGAGGTGATTGCGTTTCCAGGCATCACGACGCTCGACATGCCGCCAGAAAAAGTTTTGTCGGCTGCAATCGCGCATGACTTAGAGACTGTTGTGATTGTCGGCAAGGCGAAAGACGGCACGCCATATTACGCAGGATCAACGTCAGACATGCACGCCGTCCTATACATGATTGAAGTGTTCAAGCGCGACGTTGTGCTGGAAACCGAAACCAACGGCAAGGCCGTGTAGTAAATTGGAGGCAGAGATGATCTATCAAAACGTGATGCGATACTCCCCCAATGAGCGAGTTTTTCGTGTTGGGCGATTGGTGTGGGACACCGGCAATGTCGGAGATGGAAAAGGCTACTCTACTAAGCTGTCATTGGCTCTGACGCCCACGCTGTTCCGGTGGTATCGCGAGCCGGGTCATGTGTGGACCCTAGTGCTATTTGGCATCAGGGTTCAGCGGACTACCGCCTGGGGCGGTCGGTATGCTTAAGGTTGAAAGCCAAAGAGCCGAGCGACAGTGCCGCGCGATGATGTTGTTTCACCGTCAGGTTCGCGTCTGCTACTGGCGACGACTTCGCAGCCGATACGCGCCAAGGCTACCGCATCACAAGAAGGTCTGGCGGCGCGTGGTCGATGCGCCGCACGTTCGCAAATTTGCGTAAGAGATAGGAGGCTACCTAGCCACCCTTACCTCACCCATGACCAAGGCTCTATAGGCTGTCATCATAGCAATCCTCAGGCTCCTAAAGGTCTTGGGCAGGATCTGGCCATTGACCTTGGCCCAGTAAAGCTGCTTGCCCTCGTACCTTCCCACCAGCAGCCTATCCTCAGCTCCCCGCCAGACATACCGATGCCCATCGCTGGTAATCCAGCAGCGCCACTCTACGTTGCCGGTCCTAAACGGCGGAGCCTCGCTTGGTCTAGATTTGTGTCCGCTCACCTAGTTAGTTCCGCTCTCGTTCCTGCGCTGTTCATGCATCTCAGCGTTACCTTGTTCGACAAGCAACCAAGGCTATACTGCCCTGATTGCTATAGGTTTTCTGTTTGAGGTAAGTCACAGGGCGCAAGTGTTATACTCGCCTTCCTGGGGCGCGAGTATAACTACTAAGCCGCTGACTTGTCTTGCTTATTATCTACAGTTTCTGGATTTGGTAGATATTTGGTCAAGTCTCTTCCTGTATTTCTTCACTGGAGCATCGACAGCCATGCCCATTTTGATCCTGTGATACATTAGGGCTTTGCGCCTATGGCAGACACGGCACCTTCTCTCTCCACTGCTCATGGTGAGCAGGTTTTCCTCGTTTAGTTCGTGCCCTTCGCGGCAATGGGTGTGGAGCTTTTTCATCGAACCCCTCTCCTTTGCCTGCCTCATGTTCTCAGCATGAGTGCCAACTTGCAGGTGTTGGGGATTGCAGCACGACCTGTTGTGGCAGGTGTGCATTACCTCAAGCCCTCTCATTATTGGCCCAACAAACAACTGATATGAAAGCCTGTGGGCAAAATGCTTCACGCTTTTGACTGACAAGGTTCCATATCCAGAATCTGTAATACGCCCTGTCCACAACCAACATCCGCTGATCGGCTCTGGGCTCACCCTTGAAAAGAAGTCTTCTTTACGCATGTACCTTTCCCTGCGTTCAGCTTGGCGCTGGCCACGATGTCGTCCACATGGGACTTCTCCAAGTGCCCGTATCTCTCATTCAGAACATCAATATCCTTCCAGCCGCCGCCCTCCTGTACGTCCTTCAAGCGAGCGCCTGAGAGGAGGAGGCGGGTAGCAAAGGCATGGCGACCGATCTTGTGGGTGGAGTAGTAAGTCAGTCCGTTGTTCTTACAAAGGGTGCGGAGATACTGGTTGATGTTCATTGCAGGCTCGGGGACCTGAAGCTTGGCGAACACAGGGTCAGAGCGATCGCCAAACTGGCACTCCGCGAACAAGTCCAGCATTGCCTCCCGCACCTCAGGGTGCATCCGTACGGAGTGAGGCTTGCCGTTCTTGGTCTTGATGAAGGTGATGACATTCTCAGACCAGGAGATGTGCCCCCACCTCAACCTCTTCAGATCGGATGGCCTAATCCCGTGGAAGGTCAGGATCAGAATCACGGCCTGTAGCCAGATAGGCATGGGGCAATCCAAGAGAGCTTGGATGTGATCCTCTGGAGCTGCCTGGACCTGCTTAGGATCTACCTTGGGCTTCTTGAGAGTCACCCTTGGACAGAGGTTATTATCCGCTGCAAGGTTTAGGATGGCTGCCATTGGGCCATAGATCGCCCGCTTGAGCGTCCCGGTAGATACCTTACCAGGGCACCGGATCTTCTCGTACTTGATCACCGCGTCTTGGGTGATGTCACCGCAGCGCCATTCCCCCCAGTAGGTAAGGAGCCGCTGGATGTAATAGGCCTGCTTGGGCTTGGGGTCCTTGCGGCGGCAGTAAAACTCAACCGCCTCTGCAAAGGTAAAGGTAGAGGCAGTGCCGTGGATGGCCCTGTCCTGTATCTTCTGCGTTACCTTTATTAGCAGGGCTTCTGCCGTGCGGCGGTCAGAAGTTCTTGTGCTCTCGCGCACGCGCTCTCCGAGGAGCGTACCAACGAGCCAATACGTGCGACTCTTCCCGCGCGTCTTAAGTTTGATCGACACCGGAATGCCTCCTCTATGACTGTATCCACCTGATCCTCAGCAATGAAGATCTGACGCCTATGGATGTAACACAGTCCAGAGGAGGTAACAACCCGTGACAAGGTACGCCGTGAAATTTTAATGGGGAGGGCTTGGCGCACCTCCTCCAGCGAAAGATACCGCTTCATTCTCTATCGTTCTCAATCTGATAGGGAGGGGTGATCAGCGCTGGGGGCAGCTCAGCATCAGGCCGGTTGCCGTAGATGGAGTAGGTGTTCCCGTATCCATCCTTTTTCCACATATTGTTAGTGCCGTATTCAAAGATCAGCCCATTCGAGCTTTCCTTAAACATCCTCCCGCTATCGCAGTACGTAAATCCATTTACGTTTGTCCTGCAATTCTCTGCATATGCGGGAGAGGCAAGGGCCATAGCCAGCAGTGCGATTGGGTGTTTCACGAGGCGACCTTTCTAACGTGGAGGATTGCCTGCTCCATCCCCTCTGCCGTCCTGACAATCATGGGGATGCCTGACGTGGTAGAGAGGACAATTCTACCATGCCTCTCACGGAAGCCAAGGACCTCTCCCAGCTCATCGGGCACGTGGTAGACCAAAGGAGCATGACCAGGGATGGTCAGCAGCACCTCGCTCCACCTCTCAACCGGCCTATTGTTAATCAGACTGAACATAGACCTTCTCCTCCTTGAATCCCAGGATCTCAAGCAACCTCTTGCTGGGCTTGCGCTGGCCGTTCAGGACATAGGAGACAAAGGCTTTGGAGAAGTCATTGTCAGCAGCCCAAGTAGCAGCGTTTCCAGCCTTGGCCACATCACTCTTTAGTTTCTTTCTTACGTCCTCGACGCTTAGATACTTCGGCATCACTCTCACCAAATAGTTTCAGGCAACTGTGGACCCCATCATCAAATCCCCATTTGTAAAGCGGGGAGAGGATTCCGTAGCGGTTTCCAATTCTGGACTCCCGCCACTTCTCAATCTTCTTTCTTGCCCACTCCCTCGCCTCGGATTTGGACACGACATCCGCTGAAGGTAAGGCTGCTTTGCTCCGCCGCATTGTCACGACCCGACCCTCCGCCGACGGTCCCCGCGAGTAAAATCATCAGCCAGGCGCATCTCTCTTTTCTTTCTTACATGGTTCCTCCAATAAGCTCTGTGGCGATCTCTATTCTCCTCTACGTTCTTCCTAACGCGCTCTTTTAAGCACGTCCTACACCTTCGTATTCCGTGCTTATCTATTTGGGTGTTTTCCGGCGTCATCTTGTGCCCACGCCGACAAGAGGCGCGCCCCTTATTGATGATATCGGAAGTGTTTTCCTTGTACGTCCCGGACCTCAAGTGTGCCGGGTTCACGCAAGAGGGATTGTCGCACTCATGCAAAATGATCTCCCCTCGTGGGATCTCTCCGACAAGCATCTCATACGCAAAGCGGTGGGCCTTGAGAGGGACGCCCTCTAGAACAAACTGGCCATACCCTTTGGGGTTGGCTGACGCATCCCATAGCCAACATCCGCTATTGGGCTCGTACGTCACCTTTTTCCAGAATCGTTCCATCCGCGTATCTCTACAAAGCAACCTGACAAGTCTTTTGAATACCAAGCCAGCATTAGCTTCTCTATCAGACTGTCATCTTCAATTACGCCAGATAAGACGAGTGCATCGAGTATTGATTTTCCATAATTATCGACATCTCTACGCCTTCTGTCTGGCTTTATAAGAAGGATTCTGACTGTCACCTTGCCAGGGATATGGACCAGCCCCTGGCTCTTGATCGCAGCGCCTACCTCTCGCAGCCACGCTTGATACCTCGTGGTTTTTACGCGCCCTCTCTTCGTGTTGAAGAAGAGGTTATTGACGCTGAGTGGGAAGGGCAGCCGGTACGAGACACATTTGGCCAGCCGCCCTTCCGCTCCCCCACCTCCTAGCCGCCCGAGGCCGGAGGTATCTTTGTTGATGTCATCTCGCCCGTCGCAATTGGGATTGCCGGGACCTCGATTGTCCCCACGCTGGTTGCCTTCAGCAGATGAACCTTCACTCCGAAGTTCTCGGCCACCAGGTTCTTTGCGTGTTCCGCCGCTTCCAGTTTTGTGTCGAACCATTCGGGGGGAGACTCATTTGCTTCTGACCAAACTCCCCAAATCTCTGGGGGCATCACTACTTCACTCATCGTCGTGCTACTCCACGGTGCGCCGCTGTTTGAAACTCACGCTCATTTGCACTCTGCGTTTGGTAGACTGAGACTGTATGCCGAGCCGCCTCTTGTAAGGCTTTCAACTTTTCCCACTCACCCCACGCTATTGCCTCTTCATCGCAAGCCCTCTTGTATTCGTCCGTCAGTCTGGCCAGGGCTTTCTTGGCCTCAACGGTTTTCCCTTCGGCCCTTTGATACTCAAAGGCCTCCTGCACCTCGCGCATATACTCCGCACGAAGGACACGTTCCTTTGCCGCTCCTAATGCAGCGGCATTATCAGCCATAAACTCAATGGCCTTTTCTGCCTCTTCGTCAGAGATCATGGATCAGAGACATCGTTGAAGGCCTCAAGAACAATTTGATAGGCCTCTTTCACAGTTGCCAAGTGGCATTCCAATGCTGTTAAAACAGCTTTGTGCTGCTCAACAGTGAATTGCATTGTGGCCTCCACCTCTTCATCTTTTTTATACGGAACCTCAGGAGGCGGCTTAGGCTTGGGCGGCTTCGGCAACATTACTCCTTCTCCGCGTTCTTCTCTTTGTATTCAGTTGCCCACTGCGTCAGCAGATCAGCAAACAAATGGGTATATACAGTGCATTGGCCGTAGTGGAGTTGGCATAGATCCTTGGACACAGCCATCATATCGCTATAGCTCAGCTCATTTATTGCGGTGGCAAGATCGTCGATCTTGTACTTGTAATCGCTCATTTTTCATGATCCCCTTTGTGCCACTGGAGAAAGGCCATAAGGTCAGCCAAATTCGTGAAGCAAAACGTGCTGCCTCGCAGATGAGCCTCTGGGCGATCATTCACCGTAAGGGCGTAAGAGTTCCCAGCCTCTTTTATGATGATGATCTTATCGTAATCGAACACATTGATTTTCATTGCTGAATATCCGCCATTGCCTGGACTCTATCCAACAGAGATTCGACGAGGGTTCGTGTATTTGCGATTCCTGCCAGACACGCCAACGCAAGTAGGCTGTTTGCCAACTCCCGTACTTCCGTTGGGAAGTCGTTCTGAAGCCGCTCGATCTTTGCTTGCACCTCGGGTGACCCCAACGCTCGCTCGTCTCGGAAGAGTGTAGCCATTAGTTACCTCAGACTCCAAAATTCTAAGCAACTCAGCCTCTATGATCCGTGCTCCACGGCGAGGCTCAGGAATGGGAAGCGAGTCTACGATCTTCATCGCAAGCTCCAGGGCCTCCCTCAGACCGGCACGCCGCCCACGCTGGTAGAAAACATCATCCTCAGCCGTCATGGTTCTTGCTCCCAGTCTCCATTCAGCTCTTCCGGCCATTCCTGGCTTTGTGCAGGAGGTGCTTGGTTGCGAGGTGGCTGGGCAGGCCGCTGAAAGCGCGAAGGTGCTGAGCGAGGCGGAGGGTCACCGATGCTATCTTCAAAATAGGCCTTCTGGACCCTTGCTTGCTCTTGGCGCTGGGCGCTCTCCCTACGGGCCTCATCCTTGGGCCTCACAGAGATGGAGAAAAACTCCTCTCCAGTCTTGCTTGACCGCTTGACCCACATGGAAGCCCATACCTCAACCCCATTGACCAATCCCTGGCCGGTGAAATCAGGATGCTTGTCCGATGCTTTTCTTTCGTTGGGGAACAGCGCCATCTCGTTGTCCCGGCGCTCGCGCTGAGGCCGACCGTTTCGTGGTCGGTTGAACCTCGGTCTTGGTTGTGACCAGGTGGACATTCTTCAACTCCTCTATGGTTTGCATAGCCTTTGCCAATTCCCGACACCGCAGGAAGGCATCAATGTAGATTTGCTGGCGGGCCATTCTGCCCACCTCCAGCGCCCCAGACTTTTTGTCTAGGCGAACAATCATCCACTGCTGGATTTGAATGTCTGGACGCATCTCCTCCAGGGCATTCGTGTATGCAGCGATCTGCATAAACATCTCTGGGTAGATGCCGGATGATGTCTTGATGTCTGCGATGGTCACTTGCCCGTCGACGTGAGCGATGATGTCGGCGGTGCCCGCATACCACCACTGCTTGCTGAATAGGATCTGCTCGGCAGCAATCAGCTTGATCTCAGTCTTCCGACGCCAATCAAGGAAGGCGTTGCAGGCTTTCAATGACTCTTCCGAGGTGGGGGAAGCCATTGGCTTGCCCTTTAGACAAGCCTCAACAATTGAATGGACCTCTGATCCAATTCCAGCCGCATCATTCTTTGCTTTATTGTGAGCGGTGGCCGCTTCCCGACAAAGAAGCTCAATCTCATTCTTGCTCAAACCCTCACGCCAATTGTTTTTGACGTGGTTTGCCGCCATTGAGGCAGCCCATTGAATGAGCGCTGGCTTATTGATTGTCTTGAGGATGGAGGTAACACCGGCAGCAGGTGTGCCGTTAAACTGGTAGACGTGCCGCTCCTCATTAAATGTCAGCTCCCCGCCGTAGACCTTGAGCGATTTGTTGGGCACGTATCTCTCCGTTACCAAGAAAGGAAGGCCACGTTGGCAACAAGCGCATCTGGCCAAGGAGGGAACCAGAGCGGGACCACGGGGAGTTGGCTGCTGCTCAGCCGTGGCCTTCCATGTACGCGAAGGTACATAACCTTGCGTTACCCGTCAACCCGAGAAGTTGCGCTTCCCTGTGGACAACTCGATATGTTGACCTAGATCAATACCTGCGACATTTTGGTAGAGTTCAGACGATCCGTCGTTTAGCTTTGCCGAGGTTCTTGTTGATCCGTTCGACTAAAGCCATTGAAAGGCCAGACAAATCTCCGCGATAGATCCAGTCTAGGGTTAGTCCCCATGCGTCACACATCAAGACGCCAACCTCCCAAGGAGGCCGACGCGCGCCAGACTCATACATCGTCTGAGCCTCGCGAGTTATCCCTAGAGGCTTTGCAAAGCCGCGCTGCGTTATGCCGATTGCCATCCTCGTTATGCGAATCCGCTCGCCTACAGAGATTGCAGTGTAGATCTCTGGATCTTTCTGCTTCATCGATTCTCCCCCTGGTAACAGGGCGGGTTTACCCCGGTTATAGTTCTCATGCAATTGTAACATCGCGTGTACTCATTGGACATACGCCCACCACCCGGCGCATGTATTGTTAAGGGTGCTTGACACCACGTAACCCTGAGTTATGCTGTGTCATCGGTACAGTGGGTGGGACAATGATCGATTCAATCGAGAAGCTTGTTGATGCGTTTGAAGGCCCAACCAAGTTGGGTCAAATCTTGGGATGCACGAGCCAGAACATTTCGCTCTGGTCGCTACGTGGAGAGATCCCGCCGGGGTGGCACTATAGACTCCACCTTCTCGCTGAGGCCAAGGGGCTTGCTTACAACAAGCATAAGCTCTTTGGAGTTCCCAAAGGCTTCGGGAAAATCTGAAAGTAACAGATGGCTAGGTGAATAACAAGGCACCTAGCCTCTTTTTTAGCTATGGGGTAACTCAATGTTACTGGACGAGGTTAATAGGTCAAAGGTTTACGTGTGGACTGAGGAGGCTGACGAGCGGCTGCTGAGGCTGCGCAAGCAGGGCTACTCCTACCCACGGATAGCCGAGATGATGGACATCCCCTCCGAGGGCGTTGTCAGGCGGCGGGTTGAGAAGCTGACCCCCATAGGAGAGCAGCGCCCCCTTGGTCCCTTCCGCCCCTTCACGGACGAGGAAAAGGAGGAGTTCAAAAAGCTCTTTCTGGATGGGGTATCAATGAGTGACATCGCCGCCAAGATGGGCAGGACCAAGGGTTCTGTCTGTGGAATGCGGCTGAGGATGGGGTTACCTAAGCGGATAAGGATTGCCAAGCCTGGAGAGCCGAACCCCTACGGCTGCCAGATCAGCAAGACGCGGCTGAGGCAGCGCTGCGATGGAAAGCCCAGGGCTCCCAAGATTGCCAAGGACCCGTCAGCCCTCAGGGAGGCTGAGCAGCGTCTAGCAGAGGCAGCGGACGTGGGCTTTCACGGTGGCGGGCTGACCTTTGCTCAGCTCACCCCGTCTTGCTGCCGTTTCATCAAGGGCGAGGTGCAGGACCCTGCCCATCGCTACTGCGGCTCCAAGGTAGTGCCCGGTCATAGCTGGTGCCGCCACCACATGGGAGTGGTGTTCCGCCCGGAGCAATCCCGTGTTCGATGATATCGAGCTGGCTCCAAAGGAAAAGAAAGAAGAGCCCAAGCCCAAGAAGAAGATCAAGCGCAGACTTTGGGAGCCATCTCCAGAATACATCAAGATGGTCATCGACACCCTGATAGAGGAGGGGTTCCCAAAGACTCGGATCAAGTTCCGTAAGGGCGAGCGGAAGGTCCGATTACTTTTGAAGTGCCGTGGGTACGATGAGATCCACTTTGTATTCCGCAAGTTTTACACGCCGCATCATGTCCGCCAATTCTTGAAACTCATGTACCGCTGGGATGAGCCCGGCAGGAGGCCAAAACGTGGACGACCCAGAAAACCAAAAACCCCAAATCCTAAAAAGCCTAGAGCCTTGGACAGAAGAACTAAAGCCTGGCGTAAGCAGAGGATTCACAAATTTAAGTCGGCTCAGACAGGAATCACTTATCCGCTGCTACCAAAACGGCGTCGAGCAAAGCTGGCCCCTAAATAGCCCCTGCTCGCATCAGCTCGGCCCATACGGCTGGCTCTCTGACACCCTGCTTTCTGGGTACTCCTGCTACCGCAAGGGGGACGGGACTTTGTACGTCTATCGAACCGTCATTGTGAACGGTGAAACTGATTGGAACTGGAGTTAGTAAAATGAGTGTTTATCAATTCGTACGTGCAAAGAAAGCCGGAGATCCGTTCGCCAAGGCGGTACTGATTGCACTGGCTCACTATGCGAACTGGGAGTGGGGGCATTGCTTCCCCAGCGCCCAGACCATCGCAAACGATTGCGAGTGTACCGAGAAGACGGTCAGGACTAAGCTCGAATATCTAGTCCAGAAGGGCCTCATTTCGATCCAGCAAAGGCCAGGAAAAACCCCGGTCATAACCCTGACTGGGTACCGCGAATGGTTTCTTGAGAGTGAAAAACGTGCTGGTGCTACCCCGGTAAGCCTTACCGACCCTACCCAGTTGGGTAGGTCCGGTAACCCCGGTAAGCCGTACCGGGGTACCCCGGAATCCTACGACGCCACCCCGGTAAGCCACGCCATGACCCCGGTACCCGGTACCGACGAACTTATAATAGAACAGTATAATAACTATAATATACAGCAGGACCGGGCTACGTCGGTGGACGCTTGGGAGGCGTCCCCTCCTCCGCCCTCCAAATCAAGTGAAGTGAAGTGGGCATCCGATCAGATCGAAAACCCCTCTTCGCCCGTGGTTCACCTTCCGAGCGGAGAAGCCCGCGAGATTGCAAAGAGGGCTGCGCTCAAGGCAGCCGCCGACAAGATCTCGACAGCCCAGTGGCCATTCGTGCGCCGGGACGAGAACCCGAAAGAGTTCGCCGCGTGGATGAACTGGTTTGAGGCGAACGACTGTAAGGCTCAGCTCCATCTTTCAACCATCAAGGGCATGGCCCGCGTCCCCCACCTGGACGTGGATAAAGGCGCAGAGATTTTCCGCCGCAAATATTTGTTTGACAGGCCTGCCCAAGTAGGGTAACACTGCGTTATCAGCCAGTGGGAGAGTATGATGAGACGGATACTGTGTCGTCACCTGTTGGAGGCCACTTCGTTGGAAACCTCCGTCTCGGTTGAGGCCCTGATGGGCCGCTGCAAAACAGCCAAGATAGCCGCCGCTCGCCGCCTGATGTACTTCGCGGTCCCGGAAGTCGGTCTGGGGCTGAGCGAGATGGCCCGGTACATAGGCCGGGACCACTCCACGATCTGCAAGCTGATCCACTCGAAGGATCTCAAGGACGATGAGAGGGCCAAGGTTGAGGCCATCAAGCTGACGGCCCAACTTGTTGCCAGCGAGCATAAACGCCGCCTTCAGGACGCTTTCAGCACTGGGGTCGCGGCGTGATGAAGATTTGGAAAGAGTTTTCTTTCGAGGCGTCCCACATCCTGCCGCCAAACGGTTTGCACGGGCACAGCTATCGGGTCCGCGTCACGATTACCGGCAAGCAGGACGAAGGCGGCATGGTTATGCACATGGACGACTTTGAGAGGGCTTGTGCATATGTGCGCGGCAATCTCGATCATCGGCACTTGAACGACTTCATGGAGCATCCGACGCTGGAAAATTTGGCCAGAAAAATTGGGAAAGAAGTTCCATTGGCTGGCCGCAACCTCCAAGTGTTTCGCGTTGAGGTTTGGCGTCCGACTTGCGGGGACGGCGCGATTTGGGGAATTGCCGACGATGTATAAAACCTCTTGGTCTTACAAATGCGAGACGTGCGGTGCGCCTTTGGTGCGCAAGAAAAAGCGTTGCGTTGATTGCGAGTATGAGCGGCACTTGGCGCAAGTCAGAAAGGACTACCATCGCAAGAAGGATCGTGAGGGGCAGAAGGTGAAAGCTGCGCAATGACGATCAAGTACCACGGAACACCGATAACACCGAAAGCACAGCTCGCCAGGATGTTTGGGCAGCACTTCTGCGTCTCGTTTGCGAGGCCAGATGACGCTGATATGTGCGAGGAGATCGGGCAGTCTGTTCTGTGGGACAACGGCGCCTTTTCGGCCTACACGCAAAACCGCGAATTTGATGAGCAGGCTTTGTACGTTTGGTTGGAGCCCCGCTTGTACCATCCCCATCGTGCAGTTGTGTTGGATCGCATTGGTGGCGACGTGGATGCGCAGCGCGAGATGCTGAGGCGGTGGCCATTTCCGAAAGAATTAAGCTGGCCGGTTTGGCATTTGGATAAACCGCTCGATTATCTCAGTGAGCTTTCTGACGAGTACGGGGCCTTGTGTCTTGGCTCAGCGGGTTTGTACTGGGAGATTGGCTCAGTGGCTTGGACGCGACGAATGGAGCAGGTCTTTGAGCATTTAACCCGTCGAGGGCGATTGCCTTGGCTTCATGGCCTGAGAATGCTGGGGCAGGTTTCTGAGTGGCCGTTGGCTTCTGCTGACTCCACGAATGCAGCTCAGAATTTTGCACGGGATACAGGATGCGCGCGATGCAAGGCCGAGCAAATAAACCGCCAAAATTGGCATGGCCGGAAGAAAATGGAATTGAATGTTGATCTGTTTTCGGAGCCAGCCCAATGAAAGACATCCTCAAGGCGGCACTCAACCGCGAGATGGGTGGAGAGGATGCGACCAAGGTTGTGGAGATCTCCCGCAACCACGCAATCCCCCCAACGCAAGACCGCCTAGCCAAGATCAACGGCGGTACCTCGGTTGAACAGGTGGCGGAGTTCCCCTCTGCCGCTTGGCGGATGGTCCCGGCAGTTGAGCAACTGGCAATCCAACGCCGCGTCAGCCCCAACATGCTCCAGGCTGCAAAGCTCTACGTCACGCTGAGCTACCTTGCTGCCGGTCCAAGCGCTGGGATTGGACGGTACGATAGCCATCAGGAAGCAAGCCCCAGTTGGTCCCGGCTGAACACCACGGATGAGCGGATTAAGGCGGCCAAGATGTTCAAGGGTGCAAGGCTGGCAGCATTTGGCACCCAGACCAAGAGCGGGGCCTGGGAACTGGACGAGGCTCTGGTCCAGGCGATTGAGCCCCTACTGCTGGCAGATCCTGACCGCTCTTGGACCTTTGAAAAGATCGGGGCCTTCCTTGGCAGCTACAACAAACGAGACACCAAGAGCGCCGTTGGCGTGACGGAATTGATCGCCGTTCTGAGGCGGCTGAGGCTGTACTTCCGTATGGGGGAGGACGGTTGAACCGTAGAATAGCGATTGCTGGGCCACCGTATGGCCTAAGAACGGCGTTTAGTTATTTTAGGTGTCAGACAGTGTCCGAAAAAGATGGCCGTAAAAAACGATCTGGAGGGCTTGGACCCGTATGGGGTGAACAAGCGCCTGAAATTGAGCCCCAAGAAGCGGCTCCAGTTGTTCTTGGAGCATTCAGGACGGTGCTGCCTATGCAAGCAGCCCATCCAGGTTGGGGATGGGTACATCGTGGAGCACGTATTGCCCCTAGCTCTTGGCGGTACGAACGACTGGGAGAACCTGGCCCCTGCCCACCGTTCCTGCGCTACCGCGAAGACCTCCAAGGAGGCCAAGGAGCGAGCCAAGGGGCGGAGAGTGGCGGAAAAGCACTTTGGCGGCAGGCAATCAAGGCGACCCATGCCTGGATCAAAGGCAAGTGGTTTGAAGAAAAAGCTTAATGGCCAAGTGGTGAGGCGAGATGATGAGTAAGGATGAGCTTCTACATCGGCTGGATGTACTGGAAGACATGCTCATCAAGGCGATGTCTGAACTTGCCAATGCTAGGAACTATCTGACAAGTCTACGTTTTTTAGTGGAGAAAAAGGATGATTGAAGGTCTTGGCATTGGGTTTGGCTTTGCGCTGGGCTTCTGGCTCTCTGGCCTGCTGTGCCTGCTAGGCTTTGTAATCCTTAGCTATTTCTTGGATTGGGTCTTTGGCCGCAAATGAGCTTCCCGGATAGTCCGGGAGGGCCGCCTGAGGGCGGATAAAACAGAGTGCCCTAACTGCCCTTACAGTTTGAGCACCCTGGATTTTTCAATGGAGAGGGGCGGCATGGAATGACAGACTCCATGCCCAGCCAAGCCAGCAATGGTGGATACCCCCGCAAGGGGCCGAATGGCGCTCGGAAACCTCTCCAATGAAAGCCTCTAACCTGAGTCTCAGTATGAGCGTCCTGTGCAAGACCTGTGGCAAGCAAGGCAAGGTCGTAGACTCGCGCCGTCATGGCGAGACGATCTGGAGACGCCGGGAATGCTGCGGGGATCGCTGGACAACCATAGAGGGCGGCAGCAACGAGGAGTTGAGGGCTCTGCGCGCTAAGGTAGAGCAATATCGGACCATGATTGCAGGAATCAGATCAGCCTTAGGAGGCAGAGAATGACGGAAGAGAAAACCATCACTATCCCGGAATCCACCTATGCTGCCCTATTGGGCCAGGCAGCCTTTCTCAGGGCCTCAGTCCATGCGCTGGGTGGAAGCTATGAGATCACCTTTGACAACATGCAGACCAATGGGACTGGTCCGATTGAGCTTAGGGGAGATCCGGTCAGAAAGACTATTTTTTGCAAGGTGGTGGAGCGGGAGACATGACCCCCGAGGAACGCGCGAAAGACATCTCGTCTCTGGTCAGAGTGGATGCGGACGGGCGATTGATGTTCGACGGGCAGGATAACAACCCCGAGTGCTTGCTGACAGATGCCATAGCCGCCGCCATTCGCGAAGCCATCCTCGCAGAACGTGAGGCATGTGCGAGCTTGGCGCGTGAATTGGATATGCCGGACGATCTAGAGCCGCCGACACATACATTTATTGAAGGCTGGCAGAGCGCCTGCGCCCACATCGCCGCCGCCATCCGTGCAAGAGGCTCTTGACGCGCGCATCTGCCTGATATATACACCTAACATCAGCGCAAGTTCCGCGCTGGACGAGTTAGCCTGGTCAGGGCTTAATCTGGCCTCTCCTCATGGCTGAAGAGAGAAAAGCCCGGTAGGATCAAGAGATCCCGCCGGGTTTTTTACGTAAAAGCCATTGATTTTTCTTGGGAACCTAAAAATCAGGCCCGAGTCATGGGCCACCCCCGCTACACATTTGTAGGGCGCTCTCCGTCATCTGCATTGGTGTTAGCGGCTAATGTCAGCCGCATTGGTGTTCATTGATTTACCCCGACCGTTTCACGGTGGGGGAGCTGCCGGGGATGCAAGGCAGCAAGACCCCTCCCAGCTAGGCCGGGAGGGGCGGTATTCATGGCGCAGGGGATGGAACCCGTAGAGGTTTTCTACAGGTTCACACCGCTGCGTCAGGCGTCTTCTATGTTGGCCTTGAAGTGGTTTTCGATCGTTGCGGTTTTACCGTGACGCTCTAACCATTCCAGGGCCTCATTTGGGGACAGGGGGCGGATGATGTTGGAGCCGCCGCAGTATCCCCCGCCATAGGCTGGCTGGGAATAGGCGGATAGCGGGCCACCTGAACCACAGATGAACCAGTTCCCGCGCTTTGTGCGGTACAACTGTTCATGGACGTTCCTAAAGTCGGGACATCCAAGCCCGTTGTCATAGCTGGCAACAAGCTCTGCCGTCTCGGTGTCGTAACGCTTTCCGCCGATTACCTTTTTAGTCATTTCACTCTCCATTGGCTGACTCTCCCGTGGCGGGAGGCAATGCCCCCGGAATAGATCCAGGGGCATCACGTCGCGTCACAGATTAGACCGATAAGCAACGATCCAATAGATCAGAACAAGGCCAAGGCCAGCATAAGCCAAGGCTCCCATTGAGCAGCCCAGAAGCTCAAGCATATTCCTTGCGCTCCTCATTAAGATGCTCGGCAATCTCCTGCCAATCAACGTCGTTCATTTCCCGATCTGAATCCATATCGGGGGTGCGTGCCTTTCCGGTGAAGTCTTGGAACAATTGGGTGCAGAACTCCTCCGCTTCGTCCGCGTCAATCTCATTGACTGAACGCCGCAGAAAGCGCTGCTTTTCCCGGTACATAGGCTCCTCGTTATCAATCCATAGATTGATCTGCCAAGTCGCCCAATTCTTCCATCCGTTGTAAGACATCGTTTTCTTCCTTTGGCTGAAATGGTGCAAAGCGCACCAGCAAGGGCACTAAGGGTTACCTCAGTGCCCAAGCTGCTAGGCTTTACCGCCGTTGATTATCCTCAGAGCTGGCGAGACGCCGCGAAGTTTGCGGTGCTGCGCTGCTGTAAGGGCTTTGGGTTTAGCCGGTGCCCTTGGCTTTCGAGCTTTGGGCTTAGGCTCCACCGCTTTGCGCTGGGCGCGTGATCGCTGGAAATAATCCCAGAGATACCCGCCACAGATCAAAGGCGCGAACGCCAAGAAAACCAGAACATCGAGTAGCGAGGTAGGTCTTTCTGCTGCTCTCATAGCGACCTCCCAACGATCCAATCCATTGCGGCGGATTTGCTTGGAAGGTTGGCGACGACGTAAGGCTCAGTCTCGTAATCCCAGTCGAGCACAAGCCAACGCTTGGAAAACCTGGAATATTCAACGTAATACCCTAGAAACTCGAATTTCATTTAACTCTCCATTTGGCTGAACCCCGTGCAATAGCACAGGCGCAAGGTCTCAGAGAGTTACCCCTGAGACCAAGCGGCTAGGCTATGCTGCAAGTTCTAGATGCTCCAAGACTGCCGGAACGCTGGCTTTAGTCTTGAGAAAGTCCGCAGCCTTTTGAGCGGCGGAAGCGGCGGTAAAAATGAACCGCTTGTCATTCTTCAAGGCTGTAAGCCAGTTGGCCAGATAAGCAGCATGTTGCTGCCCCTCGCCATCAATCCCTAGTTCCGCGCAAAGAAAGGCCGAGCAAAGCTCGGCTACCAATTCTTCGGCGGCATACTCAGGATTGCCAAAGCGGCCTTTATGCAAGTCACGTTTGCACCGTGACTCATGGTCGGTCCAATGCCCCAATTCGTGAAGCATTGTCGCGGCGTAGTGCCCAGGCGATTTGAACGCGCCACGAATTGGGAAGTCGATCGTGTCACGCGATGGTGAGTAGCAAGCCCTGGAAGATCCGAATCTTACATCGGCTCCAGTTGCCTTGACCCACGCATCAAAACCAGGATCAGAGATAGGGTCCGCAAGCTTTCTTGGTGCGGTCAGTCTCTCTGGTAGCCCATCACATTGGGCTACGTTGAACACGTAATAAGAACGCATCATCGTGATGCTGCGATCCTCTTCCGTGCCATCGTCCTGTTTTTCCTTCACGGTGAGCGGCTTTACAAAGACAATAAATGTCCCCTTCTCGCCGCCCTTGACCGTCCCGCCTGCTTCCTTTGCCTGCTTAAAGGTAAGGAATCCGGCGGTAGGCCAACCATGAACCGCCTGGGCGATCCACAGCAGCAGCGTATTCACGCCGCTGTAGGGTCGCTTGGTCACCGCGTTATGAGGGTCGGCACTATGGCCAATCTCTTTCCAGGGCTTGACCCATGGCGGCAAGCCGCCTGATTCAAGCTGGGCGATGATCTGGTTGGTCACAGTCTGGTACACATCAAGCTTCTTTTCCATCGTTCTATCCCTTTGGCTGAAGGTCCTGCATAGTGCAGGCTCAAGGTCTCACAGCGTTACCCATGAGACCAAGAGGCTGGACTATTCGAGTCTGTCAACGTAGAGCCTTACCTTGATACCGTCCCGGCGATTGTTGCCCGTGACGGGATCAATGGGCCGGTCAATCTCTATTGAGATCCACTCGTTTTTGCCCCGGTTGATGTAGTTGAAGCCGCTTAGGGTCATACCACGATGACAGAGCTGGCCATATCCGCCGCGATATTCATATTCCGGGAATGATTCCATCTCCGCAAACAGTGCAGAGACTTGTTCCTCAGTCGCCGTGACGGTGTGAATAAGAGGCATTTTCTTCTCCATTGGCTGACGCTGCAATTTGCAGCCCGCTACCGTCTCAGCTCGAAAGCAAAGACGGCAGCAGGCCATAAATTGGAGATGGTAGAAGCGCCCCACGAATCCGCTCTTCGCGGCTCACTGGCACCTGTTGATGGGTACTCCATCGGTCCTAGTGGGGGATTGCGTTGTTTTCTGCCTGGTGGAGGGGTAGGGCTCGCAAGGCCGGAACGTGATTGAATATCACGAAGGTAACACAACGATACCCAATTGTCAACGGGGCAAGTGAATTAAACCAGGATCAATTGCCATGACTTATCCGTGGCACAGGGAATATGAGGATCAAATGAACTACGATGAATCAAAGGCAAAGCCCAAAAAGGCCAAGGCTCCCGAGCCCATGAAATTGAAAGATGAAACGAGCTGGGTAGATCACATTGATAGCGCTTTCCTGCTCTTTGGCGTGGCAATCGCTATTATCATCGTCCTGTTATTTGTGACAAAGCCGGACGCTCCCTCCCTTGAGGAGGCTTCAAGGCCTGCCGTGACTGAACCGGCAAAGCCTGGTGGCAAGCCCGGCGAGTCAGCCCAGGATGTATTTGATAGGAATTTCGGACGCTGATGCGCACAGCAGCCGAAAGACTGGCCAAGGTTAGGGTGACATGGGGCACTCCGGCTCTAGCCTTGGCTCTTTCCCTCATACAACTTCTCGAAAAAATAATCTTGGAAGCCCACGAAAACGAATATGGCCAGAACTCTTGAAACAACAGTCCAAGAGAACGCCAATATCCTTGCTGTTCCAAAGGGCAACCAAATAGACAGATACAAGCCTGATGCGAGGGAACTGGTAGAATACTCCCCAGAATTAGCCTCTTTTATCCTGAGAGAGATAGGAAAGGGCAGAAGCCTAATTACAGTCTGCCAAGATGAGGGGATGCCACATCACGCCTCATTTCTCAGGTGGTGTCATGAGATGCCTGAATTGATGGACAGGTACTGCCATGCAAAGAAGCTCCGAGCGCACGCCAAGGCTGAAGAGGTATCAGCCCTCACTGACGCCTTAGATCCTGTAAATACTGGGAAAAATGAGGCTTACGTCACTGACATCAAGGCCAGAAACCTGCTGCGGATAGCAGAGCTAGGCGATCCAGCCTCATTCAGTCCTAAGATGCAGATGATGCACCATCACTCAGGTGGCGTGGTCAGCATCACGATGGACCTGTCAGCACCACAGTCCCGACCGATAATTGACACGACTGCGAGCCAAGTACCTGAAACACCTCAAATAGACGCGCCTCAGGTGGGCGACAGTGAGAAAAAGGGCGAGGGGGGTGGGGGGTCTACAGCTTGAGTCCCCCAGTCTGAATTGATGGGGGGGTATGTTATCGTGTTCCACCTCCGACCCACACACAGTTCTTCCCTCAGATCGGCCTGTCTTAATTTTTTTTGCTACGTGTGGGCGGCGCGGTTAGGAATTGGTTCCCAGTGGCAGCGAGCCGAAAGAAATGGTTTTGCGTTTAGGGTGGCCTGGATGCCAGTAAGTAAAGCAGAACTGGTTCTGCATTCCATCTTGAAGGCTGCGCCTTTTTACAAGCCGTGTCTGACGTGCCAGCACGGTTGGTTCAGGGGGAGTGACCACATGGGGTGGTGTAGGAATGTCCCCCCGTTGAAGACACCCAGGCCTGTGGATGAGGTCCACACCTGCGCTGCATGGAAGCAAAAGCTAGATGAGTAAGCGCTTAGAGGAGCGGCTGGAGGATCTGGAGGGGGAGTTAGCCTGGTCCAGGGATCTGAGTGAGGTTGGGACCCGTGAGGTTCAAGGCTCGTTGAGTGACCTCCGTGCGGATCTAGCTCGATTGAAGGCTGATCTTTCTCAGTACCAGGCACAGCAGGAGCGGCTTGCTCAACGATTGGATGCCCTCTCTGGGGGCTTGGGAGAGATTGTGAGCGGGATGACGAGGCTGGAGGCAAGAATACATGCGCCCCGGAAGATCATCCGGGATGAGGATGGGATGATAACCAGGGTTGAGGTTGAGAGCTAATGTCTAAGGGCAATACGTTTGAGAATGAGCTGTTGCTGCATATTTTTAATAATGCGGACATAGCGAATATTGGGGATGCCACGGGTCTTCGTGGATCCTCTACGGCTGGGAATCTCTACGTCTCGTTGCACACGGCGAATCCTGACGAGTCTGGGAGCCAGACCACGAGTGAGTGTGCTTATGGCAGCTATGCCCGTGTAGCTGTTGCGAGGACGGTTGGTGGTTGGACGGTTAGCGGCAATGCTGTGAGCAACGCGGCCTTGATACAGTTCCCGCAGTGTACCTCTGGCTCGGAGGTGGTAACGCATTTTGCGGTGGGAACGGCGGCAAGCTCAACCGGAAAGATCCTCTACAAAGGCGCGCTGTCTTCGTCGCTGGCGGTTAGCTCCGGTATCCAGCCGCAGTTCGCTGCTGGTGACTTAGACATCACCGAAGACTAATGGCTGGGTTTAAATCACTCAACGCCTACGCGGACGCCTATCTGAATGGCGCTTATACGATTGCGAGCTTTCGTAAGGCCCCGACGCAGGCGAACACAGCAGCGAATTGGATGGACATGAGTATGGCAGCGGGCAACCCGGTGCCGAACTACTATGCCGCCACGCCGCTGATTGCAGCGAAGCTCGATCCGCAGGCAGGGCTCTATCATGGGCCAAGCGTCGCGCCCGCGAAGAAGTTTCTGCGCTTGTTGCAGGTGTTTTCCAACTCGACCAACATCGTCGCTTCGATGTGGTATCTCTGCGATTACCTGCTCTACTATCCATTTATTGACATGGATGCGGTGGGCGAAGAACAGATCCTCGACAACACGCTGACGCTCGACCGCTATCAAGATGGCGCGGGCGTGCGGATGATGATGGTCAACGTCTCGCCCACGGTTGGCGGTGGGAAATTCACGGTGAATTACGTCAATCAGGACGGCGTCACCAAGACCACGCCCAACCATTTCTGCTCGGCGGCTACGAACATTGCGACGCTCACCGCCACGACTCAAAGCGCGGCAGGCTTCATGCCGTTTTTGTCGTTGGCAGAAGGAGACAGTGGCGTGCGGCGCGTCAACAGCGTGACGTTCTCGGTGGCCAATGGTGGCTTGTGCGCATTGGTGCTCGTGCATCCGCTGCGCACCATCCGCATCCGCGAGGCCAACGTCGCCACGGAAGTCGAAAGCATTATCCATGCGCCAGACCTGCCCGAGATCAAGGACGGCGCGTATCTCAATTTGATCGGAAACACACAAACCGGCTCGCTCGTCTCGACAATCTTCGCGGGTCTACTTGAAACGACCTGGGGCTGACACATGGGCTTTTCTTCACACGATGATCTGGTCAACCAGATCACGACGAATGGCAAGTTTCTCAGGCACGACTATAACAAGCTCATTGTGACGGCTCAGGTTGCGGGCGCGTGGCACGATTTAGGTGCGCTGGGTGGCTATCCCTTTGCGGATACGGCGACACCGGGCAACAACTACGCGGGCACTAGCTTAACCTATGTTGCCACGACGGACACCTCGACCTTGCCCAGCTCGATCTGGCATGGCGGCAACGTCTCAACGGCGACGAAGCACATCTTGAACGTGATGGCGATGTGCGGCCCTGCGGCGGCGGGTGCCCCGTGGATTTTGATGCTGGTGGATCAGTTGGGGTACATCCGCATTCAGGGTGCCTCTTCGGCAGATGTGACCGGAACGGGCCTTCGCACGGTGACTATGACGGCGCTGGGCGCGGGTGCGCGGTATCCCTACGGCGAGGGCTCGCGCGTTTATATTTCTACGCTGGTCGCGCCAGCCACGGGCGGCCCCAACATCAGCACGTTCACCTACACGAATAGCAACTCAACGCCGGTCACGGGCAAGACGATGCCCTACACGGTCAGCATGGCGGCAACCCCTGCGATTACGTCCATCCCCCACTCGGGCAACGCGGCGAACAGGTATGGCCCGTTCCTGCCTTTGGCAGCGGGTGACACCGGCATTGCGGATATTGAGTCCTTCACGTTCTCAGGCGGCACGGCCTACACGGGCACGACGGGCGTTCTGGTGATGCACCATGTCGTTCCGCTGCTCACGATCCCGGTTCTCGCGTCAGGTGTCGCGGCCGAACGCGATCTGGTCAATCAGCTTCCGTCGATGCCTCGCGTGCGGGACGGCGCGCACCTGAAATGGCTGATGTTTGCCACCGGTGCCACGAGCGCGAACAGCCCCTTTGTCGCCTCTCTTGATTTCGGCTGGGGCGGCTAATGGCCCTTCGCGGCAACATCGGACTGCACGCGCGTGGGCCGGTTCGGAATTTCGGGATCACGTCCCCCGGAAGCGAACATGCGTCACAGCAGCAGCCAGGGCGTTGGCGCAATTTTCCGCTGCACGATGGGCGGCCAACCGGGTTCAACAAAACCGGCTACCCCTCGGGGCGGTTGCATCCCTATTCATGGTCAATGCCGTTCAAGCCGGGTGGGCTGGCGGCGATCTCGACTGCGGAAGGCGTGGCAACGGCCTCTGGAGCGATGGCTGGCGGCAAAAATGCTGCCGGAACAATCAACGGCGTTGCGACAGCCGAAGCCACACTCCAGCTCGTTGTCTCCGGTCAAGGCGCATCGAACGGTGTGGCGACCGTATCCGGCAACGTCAACGCGGCTCTTGGCGCTTCTGGCGCGACGGCAGGCGCTGCGACAGCGGCGGCTATAATAGGGGCTCTGGCGTGGGCCACGGGTGGTTCTAACGGTGTCGCAACGGCCTCCCTTGTTCGCTACGCCACTGGGAAGCTTGCCGGGTCCATCGCCCCGGCAATTACATTGGAAGCCTCTTCCTTTTCATCCTACCTCCTGGATGAGGAGGACGTTGAAACTGGGATGACGCTGCGGCAGGCATTGCGACTGGTCGCAGCAGCCTCCGCAGGAAAGATCAGTGGAGCCTCTGGCAGCACCGTCACTATTAGGAACGCGATAGCGGACAGCAAGGACCGCATAGTTGCCACGGTTGATAGCAACGGCAATAGGACGGCGATTACCTACGACTTGGATTAGTGTGACATGGCCGATTATTTTGGGAATCGATATTGGCCACCGCACTACTTCCCACAGAAATACTTTGGCACGGAGTCGTTTGATCCGAATGCCATGCAGGGCCTCTCACAGGGCTCTGCCTACGTCATCGGTCTTCTTACGGTCAATGACGCTAACGCTCTCAGGGGCTCTGCCTCTGGTGTTGCGACTGTCTCTGGCACGCTCCTGTCCATCAGGGAGACAAAGGACTCTGGGCGTCCCGCCTGGGAGATCAACGACAAGAACCGCAAGCGTCTCATACGGGCGATGCGGAAACGTGATCGCCTTGTCCAGGACGAGGCGGAGATTGAGTACCTAATCCAAATGGGATGTATCTAGGATGGCCAAACAGATTTTCGCTGCATCGTCTACGGGTGCTGGCAACCCTGTTCCATGCTCTAGTGGAGCAGTGATTAGCTTGACCATCTCTGCGACCGGCAACGCCCAGCTTCAGATTTACATGGATGGCGATTGGGTAAACATCCGTACGGCTGACACGGCGAGCATTGCGTTGGCTACGGTTGTAAGCCTCCCGGTTCGTGACGAGCCTTATTTGCTGCGGTGGAACGTGACGGCGAACGCGGGCACGATCACGACCTACATTGACTAATGAACTTCCCTGATCTGCCCCTCATTGCATGGGATACCTTCATTTCCAGGGTGAGGATCAGATGGACTTCAGGTGCAACGCCGGAGTCCTTTTTCAATCCAGATGGAAAGCAAGAAGATATGAAAGACAAGAAGGCAGCGAAGACGCTTGGGAAGCCAGCAAAGAAGAGCGGCAAGGGTCCTGACAAGTCTTCAAAGAAGGACTGCAAGTAAGTTTGTCTAACCAGACAATTTACCGTCCTGCCGGTCAGGTGTTGTCCAATTTCCACTTGGACAACACCAACCGGGTGCGGGTTCTGATCGGACCCTATGGAAGCGGTAAGACAACATCATGCGCGATGGAAATTCTCCGCCGCGCCAAGGAGCAAGCACCGGACAGCAAGGGCGTTAGAAACAGCCGGTGGCTGGTGATACGCAGAACGTATCCAGAGTTGCAAAAGACTACGCTCAAGTCTTGGAGCCATCTTTTCCCAGAGAATCCCTTTGGGAAGTACAATTGGAACGAGCCGATTACGCACAACTGGTCTTTCCGGTTGCCGGACAAGACAAGCGTAAAGGCGGAAATCATTTTCATGGCTCTGGACGGCCCCAGAGCGGAGGAGAACATCCACGGTGCGGAGTTGACCGGCGGATGGGTCAACGAGTGTAAAGAGGTTGCCAAGCCTATTATTGACGTGCTCCGTGGCCGTGTTGGTCGCTACCCAGCGATGAGGGACGGTGGCCCAACGTGGTACGGCGTCATCATGGACACCAACCCTCCTGATGATGATCACTGGCTGTATAAGCTGGCGGAGAAGGAGAAGCCGGAAGGCTGGGGGATCTACAAGCAGCCTGGCGGCGTGATCAAGGATCGTGAGACGGACAAGTGGGTTTTCAATCCCAACGCTGAGAACCTACAGAACTTACCGCCGACTTACTACACCGACCAGATGGCCGGTCAGACGGAAGACTACATCAAGGTCAATCTTGCGGGAGAGTACGGGTACGTAAGAGAGGGTAAACCCGTATTTCCCGAATACTCGGACACACTTCATGTTGGCGAGTTT